GCCTATTGTAATGCAACAACCATTTATAATACAAAGTTGTAAGGGCAGTTTAGAGTATCTGCGTAGGTATGGATTTCGTACATTTGGCGACTTTTGGGACGAATCATACGATGAAGCAGATGATTCAGTACGCACATATGAGATAGGTAAACTGCTACAAGACATTAACACTATGAGTCAAAAAGAAAAGGCCCAACTACAAACCGCAGTAAATAGTACTGTAGAGCACAATTACAATTGGTTTTACGGAGAAGAGTTTGAAAAGCAGTTATGGAACGAATTAACTACGATGACAAATAAATGGTAAATTTTTGTGCAGATAAATTTGTAAATGGAAAGCCCTACCCAAACTGTGCTACATGGGAAGCAGAGCCGTATACACCTGAATGGAAACAATTTAGTGTTAATGCTCCGTTTAGTGAGCCTGTACATTTTTATGAGTATTTAGATAAAGAAGGCATAGACTATCTGGTACATGATAGTGTCCTGGCACCTTGGGATAGCATTTACCCTATAAGTCTAAGTTTCTTTGATTTTAATGTGGAGTGGGATAAAATTATCCCAATGGAAGTACAAAATAGAGTACGTAGGAACGAGCTAAAAATTTGGTTTTTGTACAGCGAAGGCGACAACCCTTTTCGCATACAAAAAACCCTTAATAAACAGTTAGTTAAAGCTGGTATTCCGCTGGAAAATGTCCATTTTACCAGTGCAAACACTAAAAGTCGTGATCTTACAGGCTTTGGCTACATGTGTGACGATGAATTATTGTACCGGCTCCGTAATGAGTCTTTAGCATTACCGTATCACGAGAACATCCGAAGTAAAAACTTTACTGCATTAGTGCGTACACATAAAAGTTGGCGTGCAAATACAATGGCACGTTTGTGGAGTAAAGGATTACACGAACGTGGGTATTTCAGTTATAATAATAAAATTAGTGTTGAAGAAACACCAGAAGACAACCCAATTGAAATAGATAGTTTTGGTAGTCTAAAACATCATACTGAATTCTTTTTAAAATTATGTCCTTTCCATGCAGATCTACTATCTAGCAACGAACACAATATGTATCATCATACAGTACAAGCTCACCACGACGATGCCTACTTTAACTTTGTGCTTGAAACACATCTAGACACGGACCAAAGTGGTGGTGTATTTTTAACAGAAAAAACTTTTAAACCTATAAAACATTGTCAACCCTTTCTAATTGCCGGAGCGAAAGGTAGCATTGAACAACTTCGCATTATGGGATATAGAACATTTGATCATGTAGTAAATCACGACTATGACAGCATTGAAAATAACACACAACGCTGGAATGCAGTTTGCACCGAAGTTGAACGTATTGTTAAATCAAAAAAGATACATGAAATGTTTATAGAATGCAAAGATGATTTATTACATAATCAAGAATTATTTTTAAGTAATAAAAAGGCAACATTAGAAAGCATTTTAGAATGGGCAAAGTAAGTAGTTACACAAGTTGGCAACCACTAGAAGAAGTTATTGTTGGAAGAGCATATACTCCAGATTACTTTGACTTCATAGAAGATGCACAAGTTAGAAATCAACTACAACAGATACTTGCTGAAACAAACGAAGACTTAAACAACTTACAAAAAACTTGCGAACAGTATGGCGCAGTCGTAAAACGGCCTTCTTTACCAGATAAAGACCAATTCATGAAATGGCAAACAACAGACGGAGGTGCACCATTACCCCCACTTACTCCAAGAGACTGGCAAATCAGTCTGGGCGATAAACTGCTAAGAGTGTTACCAGTTGCGGAACTAAATGACATATGCGATGGATATGAAAACCAAGTGATAAATCCTCATGGAGAATACTTTGATCCTGCCTGTATACTAAATGGTGCTAGTGCAAGTTGCATCGTGCGTGTAGGCACTGATATATTTTTTGATAATAGCGACCACCTGCAACCTAATCAAAGTCGTTGGATACAAGAAAATTGTTTAGACAGCAGATATAGATTTCATGAAGCAATTACAGATGGACATGGCGATGCAGTGTTTGCAATCCTAAAGCCAGGCGTACTGCTTAGTAGCAAATGGGATGATCAATTGGATTTAGCAGGTGATTTTCCTGGATGGGACATTTGTAAAATATGGGATAGTAGCATTTGGGCCGCCATGGAAGTTGGAAAGTTTAAAGAACAAAACTTTAATGGTGCGTGGTATGTACAAGGACAAACTCCTACACAAGAGTTTACACAATTTGTTGACACTTATTTAAAGAAATGGGTTGGCTTTGTAAGTGATACTGTTTTTGATGTCAATTGTCTTGTACTAGATGAAGAGAATGTTATTTTCAGTGCCTATAACAAACAAGTATTCGACTACTGCAAAAAACACAAGATAAATCCAATTATAGCAGAACTTAGACACAGTTACTTCTGGGATGGTGGTGTAAGTTGTTGTACACAAGATATACGTCGTAAAGGTGGTTTGGAAACTTATCTCTAATACCAACCCATAATTAATTTGGTTTCTTCTGGAACCATTTCCATTGTAAACTGCGGTTCGAATACCAACTGTCTATCTATAGCACGCACACCTTCAGTATTAATCATTGCTTGTTCAATGTCATTACAGATTTGATCAGCAAACGGACATGCCATTGATGTTAGTGTGTGCTCCACCCGACACCTATCGCCATCTATTTCAATTTTGTAAATTAACCCTAAGTCGTATACACTAACACTGGGCATTTCTGGGTCATAGACTTTTTGTAATGATTCAATCACACGTTGTCTAAGATCATTTTCTTCTAACTGCATACTGTTACGCCGTATTCTTTTTCAAAGCGATTAGCATCAGACCTGTCATCAACCATTGGCTCGCCTCTTATGTTAAGGCTAGTATTTAACAACATGGGACAACCTGTCTTTCTATACCATGCACTCAATAACCGCCTTATGCCACTATCATTATCTGGAACTGTTTGTACTCTGCTTGTTCCATCCACATGTATAATAGCCGGAAACTCTTCTGGCTTGGTGCAACGAGCAACCACCTGCATGTAACGACTTGTGGGTTGATAAAGAGGCATTGCAAAATAGTCATGTACATGCTCTTCAAGTATTACAGGAGCAAAAGGTCTAAACTTTTGTCTACGTTTAATTTCATTTACTCGATCTTTAATGTCTGCTCCGCGTGGATCAGCAAGTAAACTTCTATTGCCCAGTGCTCTTGGACCAAATTCTGCACGTCCATTTGCAACTCCAACAATTTGATTTGTTTCTAATTCTTTCAACAGTTCGTCTACTGGATATTCTCCTGAGATATTTGAGCCCAGATAAGGTGTTGTAAAGTTTATGTCTCTACCATATGCATAAGCGGCCGCACCTAAACTGCTTCCTGCATCGCCTGGGTTTGGCATTATCCATATTTTGTTAAACAGTTCTCCCAATCGTCGATTGATAACACAGTTAAGAGCAACACCGCCCATGTAAACTAGATTTTTACTAGTGCCAAGAGCCTTTGCTCTACGCATCACACCCATAACCATTTCTTCGCATAACCGTTGTCCTGCGGCGGCAATATCCTCTACTGTAACATCAGCTGCAAACTCAACGTCATCAATGCCAAGGTGTAGATTATCTTTGAACAGTGGAATATCTGTAAATCGCACAGTTGCACGTTTTAATGTATTGTATGCCTTGTCAGCATCGCCGTAAGCAGCCATACCCATTGTGATGTATTCTTCATCCATTGGCTTTAATCCGCAACGTTTGGTTACTGCACTGTAGAACATACCAATACTGTGTGGATATGATTGCTTGTATAACAGTTTGTAATTTGCTTTAGCGTGTTCGCCTGCTAGGCATGCACCGTTGTAGTATGCATGGTATATGCTGATTGTATCTGATTCACCAATAGCATCTATTACCACAACTGTTGCATCATCAAATGGTGATGTTTGAAAGCCTGCGGCCGCATGAGATAGATGATGTCCAACACTGCTGATTTCTGCAGATGTTTCATTCATTATATAAGGAATAGTACGTAGTAGTTCAGTTTGTGTACGCCAAGCACCGCCCCAACTTTCTCCGCTTTTGATTTTACGCAGTTGTCGTAGATGTGGCTTTTCATAGTATACTATCTTATCAAAAGGTCCGTATTCTTTTGCCTTCTGTTGTAGACTTACTGGAATAGTGCTATCGTTTTTGATCTTGCTGTAACGTTCTGCATGTCCTGCAAACAATACTCGGTGATTGTGCAGTACAGTTAAAGCCGCGTCGTGAAATCCTGCACTAACTCCTAGTATTCTCATTATAACCTGTCTTCGTATTCAGATACCGGAGGTATTTCACCGGTAGTCATTTCAGTATCTTGTGTGGAAAATGTTATTGTAGCAACATAGTCGCATTTGTTGTTGCATATTGGATCTACTATTGGTGTGAATACCATGCCTTCTTCATAGGTCCAGTTGCCTGTTTGCCATCCAGTTTTGTTCTCACTAGTACCTGAGGTCTGACTGGTAGCAGTAACATCAAAATACATTTTTATATTTTGATCATCTGCAGGTAAGTCACCTCTGTTTACTGTATAGCCATTGTTGCCATCCGCAGTAATCTCAGCAGTCATCCATACAGGATCTGTGCCTTGAAAAAAGTCTAGCCAATCTTTTAAGGTTTTTTTCCAATCTTTGTCAACAGTGTTGGTAATTGTGCCACCATTGGGATCAACAGTATGAATGTGATGTTTGGTACGCACTGCACTACTGCGATCCTCTATCCAATTAATTGTGTAGGGAGTATTGTTTACAATTGTTAATACATTAGACCAATGATTTTTACTCATTTACCAACCTATCTTCTCCCAAGGAACATCTTTGTTGCCAAAGTGTCCGTATGTGCAATTTGCACTGTAGTTGTAAAAGTTGAAAAGATCAAATCTATCAATTATACCTTTAGGTGTGAGATCAATGTTTTCACGTATAAACTTTTGTATACTGCGATTGTGTCCATTTGAATCTATGTAGACACTGGTAGGTTCTTTTACACCAATGGCATATGATATCTGTATTTGACACCAGTCTGCCATGTCGTCTGCTACAACGTTCTTTGCTAACCAACGTGCCATATATGCTGCCGTTCTATCTACTTTTGTAGGATCTTTTCCTGAGAAAGCACCACCACCATGAGGAGCAAAGCCGCCATAGGTATCAACGATAATTTTGCGTCCTGTAAGGCCAGTGTCACCATCAGGACCACCAATGACAAAATTGCCAGTTGGATTAAGATGGAATACAGTCTTGTCATCTATTAAATCTCCTAGTACTTCTTCGCATGCCGATCTTGTAGCCATACGTGCGGGTTCATAAAAGCTCTCATCTTTGTGTTGTTGACTTACCACAACTTGATCAATACGTTTTACCTTACCGCCGTCATACTCTACACTAACTTGACTCTTAGCATCAGGTCCAAGATATTTGTATCCATCTACACGTTTTTCTTTTATATTTTTTAATATTTCATGAGAATAGTAAATTGGGGCGGGCAGATACGCATCATTCCCATTGCATGCGTAACCAAACATAATACCTTGATCACCTGCACCAAAATCGTCTGTGCCCAGTGCAATGTCGGCACTTTGTGAGTGCAATTGATTGTTGATTGTTTTATTATCAACTGTCAGTTTATCCCAATGAAATCCCGCTTGCTCGTAGCCAATCTCTTTTACTTTGTCTCTTATAATTTGTTCAACTTGTTCATCAGAGATATTAAAGTTTTTAACTTCACCTGCTAGTACAACATAGTTTGTTGTGACCATTGTTTCAACTGCTACTCTGGTTGTTTCATCACCGGCTTTGAGTCCAGCGTCAACCAATGCATCTGATATTTGGTCTGCTATTTTGTCAGGATGCCCTTCGCTCACTGACTCTGATGTAAAAATATAACTCATTTGTATATAAAAGGATCCCTTTTCCGTAGTTCTTTAAGTTTCTTACGATATCGTATTTCTAGTTTTATCTTATTAAAAAGATTCTTAATCCATGTTATCATTATACACACCTTTTGTCTGTTTGTCAAGTAGTTCTGGATCAAATAATGGAACTGCACAAAAAGTTAAAGTACCTTTGTTTATCTTTGATACAGAACGCTTATAAGCAATTACAGTTTCTAAGTTATAGTAATTATACTCAGGATCAATAGGGGTTGTCCATTTTAAACTGCTGCCAATTTGTGTTCCATGTTGAACATCATAGTTTGGTTCAACAGTACCTGCAAATTCATTGAAGTCAGTGTTCCAGTCTAGTAAGTATGGCAGTATTAGCAGGCGCCATCCTTTTGACATTTTTGCACGCCAAGGATAGTTAAGAATTTTAAATCTATATTCATATAGACTGTAATCATCATCTGCCCAAGGTTTATCTCCTTTATTACCAAATATTGTGCCGTCAACCATTGGGGCTGATACTCTGCCCCTTGCAAAATATGTGTCGTATCCATCTAAGTCTTCTGGTAATGGAATAGTATAACCAATACTTGCAAGTCCTCTAAAACCTAAACAATTTCTTATTGTTTGTTGTTCAGCAAATGTAACTTCATCTCTTTTTCCTTTAAGTTTTTTAAACCATTCAGGCATGTGGTTACGCATAGGTGTAGGTGCTGGACATTTAAGGTACTGTATTTCTGGATCATCACAGTATTCCCACTCAAGAAAATTATTCATATCAAAGGTACCTGCAGTTGTTTACTATCTGCCCAAGTGTAATCATATTCAGCATATGAATCACTGGTTTTAATACTATATACATCAAGATGATTAGTTAATATACTTAAAACTCCTTGAAAATCTTTACAAGCAAAACTTTTCTCCAGATCAACCTGTCCAATTTTTGGGTGTCCTATTGTTAAACTTGGATCGTCAGGATCAAAATTATTAGCAACTAGCCATTTCCTAAACTCGTTTAGTTTAGTTTGCATAAAAGGCCTATCACGGGTATCTTGTCCCCATTCTATGTCAAAGTCACCAGCAGCCTCTGTTTGTGGTTTTAATGTTGTAGTTGTTAATTCATCAATACGACTGTCTGCACCTTCATCCTGGAACACTTCATAATGGTGTTTACCAACTGCTTTGTTAACTCCAACATACACACCGCCGTGGTCTCTTGCTATAGAATCAATTCCAAACAGGTTGTAGTCTTCGTCGTCTAGTATAAACCGCGGTGCATGTAACCAACACATTACGTTACTCGGACGTACCCATTCTGGAGCACTGGTTACTTTACCTAAGCTCATGATTAAACATTCTGCCTCGTGACATAGTAAGTTCAATTGTCTTATGTGCCATCGTGTTTCTGCATCTGCATTTGTGTAATGTTTGCTCATTGCACCACTTACTCCTTGTGTTTCTTCAAAGTATAAATGCAACTGGTTAAGTTTGTCATGATTGAGGCCAATAATTTCGCAATTTCCTAATTTGCTCCAACGCTTAGTTGTCATGTTTGCAACTGTAAAATAGTCTTTTATTTCGTAGTCAATGCTACTACCGTTTATAGCCGCAATGGTTTGATTTATTTGCGTTACAATCACATCAAGATCACGTTCGCAATTTGGAAAGCCCATAAAACAGTAATTCTTTTCGAGATGTAGTTTATTATCTAAAACATCATTGAATGCATTTAACCATTTTTTACTTAGACTGTTATCATAAACATCAAAGTATACGTGTAATAAACCATCTGCTCCACGCAGTTTCATTTCTATTCTATCCAGCATCGATTCTATCCCACCATTCTAATGTTTCTTCGCATCCTTGCGGGCCAGCAAATATATCTCTCATGCATAGTGCATTAGGACGTATATTTTCTAAAGTAAGTATTCTGCGTTTACCTTTACGCATACCTCTCCAGTATTCTTCTTCGCTATACTGCTCTTGAAGGGTAGGTCTATTTTTAAGTTGCAGTAGTACATCACGCAGTGCGTTTCCAAGTATAAATTTATTTACTATGCTATCAATCTTGCGGTCAAGTAAATCACGTGGCAGTGCAAGTGGCGACATTATAACATCAGGCGTAAAAGTGAATATTACTTTTGCTAATATATCCACATCCAAATCATCAGCCAGTGCCTGCATATTACTTACGTCCTGCATACCTGGCAGTGTAAGAGTGTAGTCTAAACGCATCATACGTCTATTATGAGCTAATGGTAAAAGCACTTTAAAATTATCAACAAATTCTTTATACTTCAATCCTGTACGTATGTATTCGCCGATTGCACCTGTACCATCTAAACTAGCACATATTTGCCAGTCACGTATATTTTTTAGTATATCATGGCCTAAGTGTATACCTTTGTATTTTATTCTACTCAAGTTTGTATTATACCTTGCATACAACTTTGGACCATCACCAAGTTCCACTATACGTTTCATGTACCGCCAGTGCTGTTCGTACATCAGTGGTTCGCCACCTACCCAATATATCTCTTCGACCCTGTGTTCCTCAACTGCATCTGAAAACTCTTTTTCAATTTGTGTGTCTTGAAATTTGCTTATTTCTTTACGAACCTCTGGACGCATCCAGTTGTTTTTTGGGTTGTCTAAATTAACCATGTTGTGTTTTTTCTGTTCTGTTTCCCAACTTGAACTTAGCATATCACCGCAGGTACGACACTTAAAGTTACACAAGTTTGAAAATCTATAATCCCAACTGATTGGCTTCATGCTGGTCCAACCTGTATCGTCTGTACTGGTCCACAGTTCATCATAACGGTGTTGAAACAAATGCCAAAAGTATGTTCTATATACATCAGTGTTTAACAGTTTGTCTGTACAGACTTCGCACTCGCTAAGTTTTTCGCCTGCCATCATTCTGCGTCTAACACTACGCATGTGTTCGCTATTCCAATGTTCTTCTAATGTATTTGGGTTGTACTTTCCTGTGCCTGATGCAGTATCAATATACTGTTCAAAGCTCTGTGCTGGTTCACGTGATGCACAACACATTCTACGTTCAGTCTGGGGAGACAGATAGGTATGTGTCCAAGGAGCCATGCACAATGTTTCAGGCTTTTGTTCAGGCCTGTCTACCATACAAATGCTATCTGTTCTTGTTCAGTGAGTATTGTTTTTTTAAACAGTTCTGCACCTTTGTGAACATTCTCACGCCATTCATTGCCCTGTGCATCGCCATCTGAATCACTATCTGAAATATACTTGTAACAGTCAAACGGAATCATAAACTTTGTTGCAACCTTGGCAAGTGCATATGCTTCCATTTCGCATATCTGATAGTTAATATGTGGTACACTAAAACTATCACCTGTGCCACAAACAAATAAACTGTCGTGCTTTGTTTGGCAAACGATCATCTGTTCTTCGTCTCCTGGGCTTACATACAGAGGCAGTCCCAATGGTGTGCAATCCATGTCTCTTTCTATCACTGCACTTATACCTACTAGTTCGCCTTTAATTTCTTTACTACCGCCTGCTGAACCATAATTTATTATTTTGCTATATCTATCATTATAACACAATTCTGCAGTAAGAGCAATACTAGCGTTTACTTTTCCTACACCTGTAACTAGCTTTTTATATCCACTTGGCAAAGTTCCCGGCAGTTCTTCTTCTAATGCGATAACAACTAGTATCATGTGTTTGGTCCTTTGTATTCTATAGCTTCTGCTAATTCAGCATGATGTGTACATAAATCTTGTTTCCTACGCCAATCTACATCAGCAACTTTCATGCGTAAAATGTTTCCATCTAAACTTGCACCACCATTTATAAAGTCAATTATGTTGTTGAATTCTTTTCTGTGATATTCTGTTACTTTTGCGTTTTTTAATTTTCCTATTGCAACTTTTTTTGCACGGTCTGGTAATGTTCCAACACTATGATAATACGCTTCGTGCAACATGTTCCAATATACAAAGTCAAAATTGCGTTGATCAATCCAATTTGCAAGTCCTTCTAAATACATTACATTAAAAACGTTTACTGTGGAGCAAACCTGTAACTGTATGTTTGTATTACGATCACGCATCGCCTCAAACCGATCCATGTTAGTGTTCACTTCTTCCCATATAGCATTAGCACGTTGATATTCAAAACGTTCACCAACATCATCAATACTAAATGCTATCTCAATTAACTTAAAATGTTTCCATATCTCTTCTGCATGTTCTGGAAACTGTGTTCCATTAGTATTATAGTGTATTTCAACATTATGTGCAATACCTTTATCAACCATTCTTTGTAGTAAATCAAAATGTTCTTGTATCATGAAAGGTTCGCCACCGGTAAACTCTAAGTACCGGACTTGCTCCATTAGTTTGTCAATCTCTGTCCAAAACTTTTGATTGCGTCTTGGCCATGCTCCATCTTTAAGCATTTGGTAATGAAAGCTGTCTTTGCCCTCAAACTTAACTTCTTCAGCCGCAAACGTACTTGAACTCCAACTACCGCATATACGGCATTTTAGGTTACAAATGTTGCCCAGTTTAAAATCTATAAACACCAGTGGCTTTGCATCAGCAGTCCATTCAGTATCGGTAACAATATGTTCTAATCTGTTAAGAGTGTGCATACGTTTTGATGTACGCCCTGAACGTTCTTCATTCCAGCACTTACGGCATGTTTGTGGCTTCTTGCCATCTAAAAATTCTTGACGTAGTTTTTGCATGTATTTGCTAGTATGAACTTCGTTAAGATCTGTTGTTAATAGGCTATACTTGTTTCCATCTGTATCTGTAATCTCATCCTCTGCTAAACAACAAGGCCTGGTAGTGCCAATAGGTGACGTTTCTAAACTTACCCAAGGCAAGACACAAAATGTTTCATGTGGTAATTTCACTTTAATGCTCCAAGTTCTGGTATTACATCTAGTATATTCTCATTTCGTATACCATCAAGTTGATTGGTCTTTTGCCAAAACTTTTCTAGTAAATGTGTATTGTCTGTTTTGAGATATTGTATTGCACTTTCAAACCCTACAGTTGCTCTGTTTAATTGGTCAAGTGGTCGTAACCATTCAAGATGTTTTTCATACTTTGAGATAATCTGATCTTTATACTCTTGTGGTGCAATATCTATTCTGTAATAATCTGGATCTTGAAGTATGTTTATATTAAGATCTTGTGCTCTTATCAAACCTTTACCAGCCCATTCTCTATGAAAGTGAGGAATGTGCAGTGCATTCATTATGCTTAACGTCGGGCTGATATAAAAGTCAACCTGTGGACATATCTCCATCATCTGTCGTCTGTTCTCTTCAACAACACTCCATTTGGTACCTTTGCGTATGTATTCAGCACGTGTACCCATTGCATCTAAACTTGCACCAACTGCAACACTGTCAAACTTTTTCCAGTAGTCAAATACGAGTCTATCTTTTAATTGTACATGTGTAAAATTTGTATTGTAAATCAGTCTGACATCAAATCTGCCTCTGCGTTCCAGTTCTTCTAAGATAACATAGTGTTCATCCATCATGCAAGGTTCGCCGCCAGCAAAGTATATCTGCTCAACATGATCTAAATGTTCCATTAGTTGGTCCATCATGTCAGTTTTGAAACGTCCAGCATAGTTTAACACATTGTTGTTCTTTGCCCATTCAGGACCTGCTAGTGCAGTTTGGTCTTTATACCAACTGCTGGAAAATATATGTCCACAACTTCTGCAACTTAGGTTACAAAGATTTGAAAAACGTATGTCCCAATAGGTCATTTCAAAATCTTTGTATTCACCGTCTGGTGTTGTGTCTTTTGTTCTGTGTATGTGATGTCCGTGATGCTTGTTAGCACTTTGTCTACCTGAGAAGAAGCCTGACTTCTCCTGTTCGTAACAACGTCCGCATGCACTGTTCTCTGTTTCTGTTAGCATGTCTTTACGTAGTTGCTTTTGTTCTGCACTATTCCATATTTCAGTCATGGTGTTTGTTTTACAGTTGCCTACCTGTCCTACGCCCATTTCAGCATGACAACAAGGATATGCTTCGCCTGTTGGATATGCGTGTAGATGTATCCAAGGATACATACAAAATGTTTTGCTTTCACTAAGCAAAAACTGTTCGCGTTGCTCTAGGTCGCTTAACTTTATCTTAATAGGATCACTGCTATTATAATTATAACTCACTGAACCACTCTTTCATGCTTGGAAATGCTTTGTTAAAATTTTTGTTGCGACGTATATCATATTGATTATAAAACTGTTTAAAATCATTGTGCAACTTTGGAGTTTCAAATGCTTCACTGTGAGGTGTTTTTACAACATCTAAATAGTCGAGCAATCTCTGTGTTTGATTTAATTCGTGTTCATGAAGAAATTTATTATCTGCATTTTCATCATACCATTCTTGTAATCTATTCTTATGCAATGTGCGTAAATGATCAGGTAAAGCAAGTGCAGATTGAAAACTAGGAAAACGTAATATATTCAATGTAAAACTTGGATAGTCTCTACCGTACATTTCTTTAAACTTTAATAGGTAACCTAAAAATTCTGGTAATGTTTCTAAGCACAGTGCATTCACTGTACACATATTATGTAAACCACGTAACTTGCCACTGCCTGCTAACAAATGCATGTTTCTTGCCCATGTACTCCATTCTAAGCCATCACGTATATACTCAGCTTGATGTACTAAACTTTCGTTTGATGTATAGATATCAAGTGGAGCACTATCAGCTCTATCAAGTAATTTATAAATTTGCGAATCGTCGCATTGTAAGTTACTATTAATTGCGATGCGAGTCTTGCTTGCACCTTTGTTCTCTTTAAACCAGTCTAACAGTTTCCACAAGTGTCCACTCATCATCGGTTCGCCACCAGTAATACGTAGCTCGTCTAGGGTATAGTGCAAATCACTTTCCCACCATTTGAAGAATGCTTCAATGTAGGGGTTAGTTTCATTAAACTTATACAATTGACTACTATCATGTGGATGTGTAAAATGATTACGCCCATCGCTGATTAAATTTTCATATGAACCATTCTTCTTAATGTCTTTTACCCATGTGGTTGAGAAAGCAGGATTGCAATAGCTACACGCAAGTTGACAAGTTCTATCAAATGCAATTTCTAGTGTCTTAAGATTAACGTCAATTTGATGATCACGTTCATATGCGGCCTGCAGTGCATTATCCTCATAGATTACACTTTTATAGACTCTATCACTGATATTATCTCTGCCTATGTCTTCTACTTTCCAACAGTATTCGCAACCCTTAGGACGCTCACCACACTGCATTTGTCTACGTTCTTCTTTTTTCTCAGGTGTGTTGTGTAGTGCCTTTGGATTAGCAATCACATCTTCCACACTTACTTTATGTGGCAGTGGATGATGGCAACTTGTAGTCATACCAGACCCTAGCCAGATGGTTGCATTGTACCATTTGGCGCCACACATACTTGAACTTAGTGGATCAAGCACTCGTTGTTTATAATTTAGGTCAGTTTCATTTGCTTGTTTGGGCATATGTATAATTATACAGATTTAGATGTTAGCAAGATATTTGCACTCTTCCCACCATGTAGACATTTCAGGAAAAGTTTTTAAAAAATTTGTATTACGGCGTCTATCATGTTCGTTAAAGAATCTGTAGAAGTCTGCTTTGTTCTGTTTTATATATTCTGGATCTAGATTTTGTCCGCTACGCATCCATGCAATGTCTCTATCAAGTCTAGCAACTTCGTAATCTTTGAATCCTTTAAAACGGTTCTCTTCTGTTTCTAAATTATCTTGCATCCATTTTTTACTTATTTCAAGTTCGTGGACATAGCTTTCAGGAAGTATCTGTAAACTTTGCCATGTGGGTGTACGGAGCACAGGCGTATCAAACCATATACGTTGGTAAGTGTTACTGTATATTTGACGCAACCCCAGTATTGAAGTAAAAAGTTTTTGTAAACTTGTGATGCTTAAATTATTCATTGTAATAATAAACGTTAAACTGCTACGTTCTGGTACATCTATTAGAAACTGATTTACTCTGTCCCAAAGCAAGTTAAAGTCCAATCCATGACGCATGTATTCTGCTGGTTCAAACATGCCATCGAGGCTTACATACTGCATAAAGTGTTCAACTGTTCCTTGCTTTTCACAAAGCATTGTTACATAAGCCTTGTACTTTTGCCAAAGTTTCTCTTCAACACTGAAGTTGGATGTAGTACTAAGATGTAACTTTGGTGATGGGTTCATTAGAACATGATCGAATACTCTGTATGTGTTTTTATCCATCATTGGTTCACCACCAGTCATTCTAAAATGTTCAAGCTCAGGATATAATGTTGGCCACCATTTCCAAAATGCTTCAACATAAGGATTGTGTTCTCTTGCGGGTATGGGCCTGCGTTCTCCTACAAAGTGACTAGGATCATTGTGTGGTGTTGAAGTTGGCCATGCACCTTCACGTTGTGTTTCTTTCATCCAACTACTACTATACTGAGGTGAACAATAACTACAACTTAGATTACAAGCACTGTTAAAGTCAACCTCAACATAACTAGGAACTATATCCTGATCCCACGGTGCATTCTTAATAGTTTCAAAGTCTTTCATTGCCCACGGCTCGCCTGAACGATAGTGTCTATCACTGAGTTTGTTGTTGTCTTCCATAGCCCAACAATAACTACACTCTGGCGGTCTAGTGCCTTCAAGCATAAGTTTACGTTGTTGCTTCTTGTGTTCTGTGTTGTGCAATGCACTTGGATTAGTTTTTATTGCTTCAGCATCTGCTCTGTGCAGTGGAGGATGATAACAACTGTTGTTCATACCAGTTGTTAAATGCAAACTCAGTTGTTTCCATTTTGCCAAACAGAAACTAGGCGACACAGTATCTAGTTTCTGTTGTGCCCGTTCAGCATCACTTAGAAACTTACTTTTAAAGTCTTTGCTAACTTCATCACCTTTATTTTGAGTTACCAACCTTCTTGACTCCGGATCACATCTATTTCTCTTGTCATAATTGATTGATTGTGCCAATTACTACGATAGTGATGTTTGAAAAATTTGCTTTGCTCAGGATTGTAGGTATTCATTGGTAGACCTAGTTGACGTTCTAAGTCTTGTTCTTTATCAGTGACTAATTCATTGGATGAACGGTCTTTGACTTCGTTCCATATGTCTTCTAATAGATTAAAATCTTGAACTTTTTTGTAGTCCCAATCGCTTAACATTGTTTTCCAAGTTCCTAGTCTTGCGCCTGCAATTGCCCATAGTCCATGTTCTGTGTCTGCACCAATGTTGTGCCATATGGTTAGATGGTCTAGGTTTCTATTGTGTACACTTTCTCTAAATTCACTTACACTTGGTTTTGAACCTCTGTCAAGACACATTTTTACGCCTTCTCTAAAGCCTGCACGGAACGCATGTTTTGCACTTTCTCCAGGATAGGTAGTTGAATAACAGTTGTACATTGGCCAATATAGATCATCAAAGCAAAACTCTACGTCAGTGTCATCTGCGCCTTCAGAGGCTTCGTGTGTACGCATGTTTTGTACAAATGTTTTTGTCCATGAGCTTATTCCGCCGTTGCCGTACATTAGTCCATTTATATCGTTCCTTGCACGCCATCTGTAAACTGCTTGTTCATACTGTTCTGTTTTATATTCTATAGTTTCGTTAAAAAAACTTTCTTGCGGCAAGTTATCACCGTCAATCAAGATAAAACGTTCAGTATCGCTGGCATCAGCAGCCGCTTTGTGTGCAGCATCAGAACCTTTGACTCCGTCTACACGTTTTGCCCACGGAACCATATTGCGTATCTTTATCCAAAACTCTTCTTTTTTAGGTTCATCATAGCTCAGGTATATGCAATCTAAATCAGCAACATCAATCATTCTTTCTATACTCTCCTGAGAATGGTGTAAAATCAGTACCGCCAGCAATTACGCAGGCAACGTTAAAGCCATTAACTTTTTGATAACTGAAAATGGTAAATGTCCTTGTTTTTGGATTCACATACATAAGCAAATCAACAGTGACCATATCAGGTTTCATAAGTGGTTTAATTGCAAATACTCCACTTGCAAACTCTTGTTCGCCATGCTTGTTTACTATATCTGAAAGATAGTCAATGCCTTGCTCACTGCATGGTACCTGCATGTTTAACAATAGCTGTGTTCTGTCTGGCTTTGGCTTTGGTTTTGGTATTTCTTGAGCGTTGGTGTTAAATGCGGTAAGCAGTAACACCAGTATAATTAGGTGTTTCATTGTTTTTCCAATCTATTTTAATCAGCATAATAGGTTTTGACTTTCCATTTTACTGAACTATTAGTATCAACAATCATTACATTGTCAACTGCACAAGCAACTCCTTCATTTCCAGGTACTAACTTTCGCCACCGAACTGCATCTATAATGCTTGTCAACTTACCATTTAGTACAATGCTATCGTAACGACTTTCAGCATACTGTTGTTTGGTAATCTCAATATAATCACCGTCTAGATCCTCAGTTGAATACTGTAAGGCCTTACCTGTTTGTTTATTATAGTATAATTTATATTTTTTGTCAACCTGTTTTACTGGTTTTCCATGTTCTTCAAATATTTTGAAGAAGTCTACTGACTCAGTCATAACAATTCCCTAGTTCTGTTGCAAGATATTTTTGATGATAATGTACAAACCCATATTGATTATGCCCATTTATACGCATTACACCATTGGCGATTTCCCAGATCAGTTCCTTGTTCCAATCTTCTGCAGTAGTTCCAAGTATTGCTGGTTTCATATGAACAATCTGTGGGCCATAACCAGGTGTACAATAATTATCTTCGCATAAAGCATAAATTAAATCAGTGTTAGCTACTTCATCGTGTCCACCTTGTATTATATCTTTTGCACTATCCCAGTTTTCAAACGTTTTTTGTACTTCTGTAAAAAATTGTTTTGCTTCAACACTCATACGCCAATACGTAATAGCATTATAAACATCTGTCAATTTATTTTTATCAAATATTTTTCTATACTTTCTTACTTTACTTGGAATATTATGAAAGTTTCTACAACCAGTTGATATCCAAACTGGCTTTGTTCTATACAAGTTCCACCAATGATCCACCGGACCGCTTACAATCATATCTGCTTCTAACTTTACAGTTTCGTGAAAAGGACTAGCGTGAAAAACTTGCCAATCAGTTGTCCATCCACCTGTATTACCATAAGGAAACTGTTTAACATAATCAAATAATGCATTAGTGTATTCAACATCAGTGAGTAAACATATTTTTACATCTGGGTGCCAATAACGCAGACTTTTTGCTAGTGTTTCAGCACATACAATATAATCTTTACTACCAACTATTAAGTACCCTCTATCTGCTTCATACGGCATAGAGCTTCTCCAGATATTCTTTGCCCATAATATGCAGGTCGTTGTGTTCAATACATAAACGTCTGGTGGTGTGTTCTAACCACCATTTTCCGTCATATGTGACTTTGATTTTTGGGTCAACATTAAATAATGGCCAAGGTATATCACATTGTTCAGTGCCTGTACCATTACATATGAGTAATGCAATACTCAAAGCAAAATCATTACGGAACTGTCTTGGGTCAAATTCAAATATACTTGCATAATGGTAGTAATTCTGCTCAACCATTTTCCAACAGTCAAATACATCATTGCTGAATGTGCTTTTGTCAAAAACAACAACAGTAGCCCACCACATGTGGGTATCTCTAATACCAAATTTTTCAATATGTTTATTCTTAAACACAGGTTGAACAGTTTTATGTGCAAAAAAAGACTGGGTAGAGTTAATGCAAGTTAATAAATTACTGCCATTCAACATATAGTCGGTATCTAGTATTATAGTTCTTTGATATGGTGTATAATCAAATGCATGACTACGTCTGCCATTGTACCATATTCGTGATTGGTGACGATTTTTATTAGTTGGTTTCTCAACAATTACTTGTTGGTCGTATAAATCTGTATCTAGTTTTATATCAGTCACAAGGCTAACTGGAATATTGAGATACCTTTTAATTCTTTTTGCACATTCATTTGCGAGTAATGTATATTTTACTTCGCTATCAAATGCAAATAGTAAAGCACCAGTGGTCATCTGTTTTGGGACACTGCGTCGTATTCATCTAGCCAAGCGTTCATTTGTTCTTGCCATAGTTCCATTGCATAATTATACAAAAGTCCTGTATCTACTTTCACAGGCGTATCATAGATATCTTGTAGTACTGCTTCGCCGGCACATAGTTTACATATGTTTAAAAGCTCTGGTCCAGCACGCCACATGCCGCCATTGTGTGCAAATATCATTTTTGCTTGATAGGTTTCTTTTAGCACAAGCCTTGCCTGTTTATGGTCAAATCTTGTACGGATTCTTTGTCTCAAGGATTCTGTGTTCATATTTTTACTTAGCCACAAAAAAACCCTAGTTAATAAAAACTAGAGTTTTTTAGGTTTTCTATATTAAAATATTATGACTGTGCCCAACTTGGTGTGTTTTGTGTAATAGTGCCCCAAGTGTCTGAAATATTTGACGTACTTGGTGGACGTACAGTTGTAATTTGTGATAGTGTTCCATCAACGTTATCCGGTGATGCTGGATCTGGCGGAGTATAGTCATCTGATAAGTCTGTGTAAATTGTTAATACTGCACCTGACACACTGTATGAAACTTCAATTTCGTTTGCACCATATGTACCTGATGGTATTTGTTTAAAGTTTAAACTTGGTGTTCCGTCTAGTGCATAGTAACCTTCAGTTGTTGTAAGCGTAGTTGGTGTACCTGATCCACCTATTTTTGTTAGTCCTGTGTATGCAACACTATTAATGGTTTTACTTGCGGCTGCACCTGTAAGTACTAATGTACCTGAAGCAGTTAACAAGTTGGTCCATGTAGTGTTCTGTGTACTTGTAGTACCACCTGATCTACTCCATGACAATCTAATTTGTCCACCTGCGTTAAAAAAATATCGTGCAGCATTGGCACTTGCAAAAGTAATTGTTTTTGATAGTGTTGAACTAGTATTCCAACCTGATGTTGAACTTGATGTTACAGATGCGTCACTTCCTTCTGCGGCAGCATTGTTTCTGGCATTAAATACTGCGGTAATATTCGCACTGAGTGCCGCATATGCACTGATTGTGTCGCCAGCACTTGGAGCACTTATTGCCGTAATAGATGTTCCTTGATGTGATGCTAATGAAGCATTTCTAGCAACTAGGTTTGCCCAACTTGTAGCTGATACTGTTGCTCCAGCCGCTACTGCGGGCAACGTACTTGATTGTCCGTAGCCTTTATCGCCTGTACCACTGCCCCAAATTGTGTTAATATTTGCAACTGAGTCATCGCCAGAGCCTGCGGCGTTACCTGTAGCGAAAATGTTGTAGTCGTCGTCTACAATGGTGTTGCCTGCTGAATATGTCATCCTAATTTTATCCTTTGTATTAGTATTTCTACGCTATAGTTTACGGCGTTCTCTTACGAGTCAGTTTTTATACCTTAGTTACCCACGTCGTGTGCTTTTACCATAGCTGGTTATCTTATAATCATATTTATTTTACTTAGACGATCTTCACAATCGCTTCTATACTACCAATTCCTTCGTCTGTTTTGCTCTGTAGAGCACGGCCAATTACGTTAAAACTTGTAATCTCATCCAAGTTTGCTGATCTTGCAGTTCCGTTTCCGGCACTTACAAGTCTGTCACCTTTAGTAACAAATCCCATTACGTTAACAGGCACTCTTCCACTCATCGCAATTGGTGGATGTGTAGCATTTGATCCTGCATTGCCGTTCATCAAGTATGCTGGTTGTGTTGAAACAACACCAAATACTTTAGCACTTAATTCTTCTACGCAAAGTGTAACTTCGTTTACACCGCCTAGTTCGACAATTGTTCCTGGAGAATATTCTGCATCTGCATGAAAACGCTCAGCCATATCAGCGTATTGTGCTGATGTTGCTTTAGCATGTACTGTGTTAAAAGCAGTTGTTGATGTTCCGATATTTCCAACACCGTCTGCTTGTAAATTTGTTATATCTCTAACACCTACAGTTGAAGTTGCTCCGTCAATTTGAATTACTGTTGTAGTTACACCACCATCATTTACTGTGAATAGTGTATCGCCATCTGATGTTTGATTCGAAACATAAACATCTGATCCTGAAACAAACAATCTTCCATCACTATCAGCACCAACATACAATCCTGTATCAGCAAGTACGCTTATACTTGTGTTGTTACTTGTGGCAGCATCTGATCTCATAAACGAAGTTGAGTTTAGTGTATCTAGTGTGTCAGCATTAGTTGCAGTTCCGTTAAACACTGCGTTTGATACTGTTGTACTCATGTTCAAACCTGGACCAATCGTAGCAAATCCTGATATAGCTGATGCCGGAGTAAAAGTTGCATCTTTTGAGAATATACTTACAATTGTATTGTTAACAAACATTTGTACCACAACGTGATCTGTTGCACCGTTATCTGTGATAGTTGTTACAATAGCGCCTGATGTTCCTTCACCTGATGTAAAAGCAGGACCGATTGTAATAAAACTAGATCCATTATAAACTTTAAGTTGATCGTTTGTTGTATCAAACCATAAATCACCAGCAATATTAGAAGTTGGTTGACTAGTTGATGCAGTCGCTGCAGAAATAACTTTAAAAGTTGTTCCGTTGTACACTTTCATCACGTTGTTTGTTTTATCGTACCAAAGTTGACCTGTTAATGGTGCACCCGGTGCAGATGTGTTTGCGGCATTTTCAAGCAAACGAATGAAGTTCTCATCTAAGAACTCACCGTAACCAGCGTAGTTTTTTCCTACTAGCGTTTGGCTCGAATCGTTATTGATAGTACCATCCGCAACTACTGCAAAAATTGTACCATCTGTTAGGTTAATGGTATATGACATTTTGTTTTACTCCGTTTTCTAAGTGTATTTATGTTGCACTAAGATTAGTTAATGTTTGTATACGAACTGTATAATCAATTTGTATCTGTCTGTTCAATGATTTTTGAACAGGATGAAAGATAACATGTGTTATCAATCTAAGGTCTGTTGCACTTCCGTTCCAAGTTTTTAATCCTAGTTCATCAAATACATAATCACCGTTAAAATCTGTTGAATTATCAAATGCTTGTTGCCCTGATGGCTCACCATAATCTAATAAACAACTTACAAGTATATCAGTATAAACTTTACCTGTTGAATGAGTAACCGTTAAATTATTTCTGCTTGTATCAGTATTTGCTGAGCTATTGTCGTCTACTACTTTTGAGTAGGTTGGATTGTACAAATTAGCATTCTGTCCGGTTGTGTTTGGTGGCAAGTATGTAATTACACCTGTAGGGTCTACACTGCTACCGCCGTTACCAAATGCCATTTCATAAATTTGCCCGATCGTTTTATTGGCCAAGCTGTTTGCCAATGCTTCACTGATATTTTCATAATGAATAGCGTTTCTTTTATCAACAATCACTTCTTCCGTGTTTGGATCAAAGATTTTTATGTGCCCACTTATAGCAAGTTGTCCAGCTTCATTTGGACGTTTTTCTTCTTCTTGATCCACTATGGCCTCATTGTTTGTTTTTTGTTCCATACTGTATTTACCTTATTACTTAACCTGGGTTTTAACTCTTTAAGAATTTTACTGCTGGGGTAGTTTGATCTTGCAATGCAATGCCGTTACTTGCAGTATTTGTGCCTTGAGCGTACATAACATTTGCAGTAACCTGGCTAAACCAAACTTCCACATTAGCCTCTGGTGCAGTTGTTAGAGTTATTTCAGTAAACGTACTATCTGTTGCAGTAACAGTGTAATCTGTGTCTGGTACAAGCACTGTACCAGCAACTGTAACTGTGACTGATTCAGCAAGTTCAGTACTGTCTAATCCAGTTGGTACTATTATACTTGTTGTAAATCTAGTAGTTGTACCATCACCAACATTTGTTTTATCAGTTGTTGTTTTTTGCTGATATGTACTTGGCAACTGCTCGCCTGGACCAACGTCACTTGCCTGCGTAGAAATCACATGTGACATTGCACTTGTTCCAGCAACACCCCTACGTAATCCACTAATTGAATTACTACCGGTATCTCTTGTTCTATATGTAATTCTTTCTGCACCCACCATTACTTGGCCAAACAGGTTAGCAGATAGATTTGGTTCACTGAGCTTTGTTACATCTGTAAAGTAGATTGTATCTGCATCAGCAGTTATATCTTGTAATAATTCTGTTGTATTATTTGAATTCAGCCTTAGTAATTTTTGATTTCCTAACATGTCTTGAAATATTCTGAAGTTTAAACTATTAGGAACTATTGTGTTAGTAAACATTGTAACTACTAAAACATCAGACCCATTTATTGTATTTCTATCTAAAGTTAATGTTGTAATGTTGTTTGTAGAATTACTTAAATTATATTCTGTTTGTTGTATGTACACTCCGTTAAGTGTTACAATCAGTCTTTCCGGACTTGTTATAAGTCTACCAAGATTAAAGTCATTTGTATCAATAGTTGTTCCAATTGTTTTGTCGAACTCCGAACTATCGTATGGTACTTCATCATATGCGTCTCCAGTTGTAACACCACTGGTTGTTGGACCAACAAATACTTTTGTTAATATATTCTGCTGAGCAGTATCGTTGTAGGTAAACACTCCAAAAACTGCATTGGCAGCTGCACCAACACGAAGTTCAATTTGATCTCCCATAACAATATAATCTGCTTCAGTAGTTGTGAAAATCTTAATATCACTATTAGCAGGAGGCATACTACCTACAGTAAATTCAATGTATCTATCGCTTGATCCATCCCATGCACTTAGGTTATAATCAACTGCGAGGTTTTGTTTTACATTATCAACATATACTAGCATATCGTTATCAGAGACCAATGCTTGATTGCTTATACCTGTTGTGCTAATATAATATGGACCTGCACTTGATCCATCACCTGTGTATTCGATACCCTCTGGCGGACGTAATCTTAGTCCTTCGCGATTAACAACTAGGTTAGCAATGTTTGTACCTTGTAAACTATTTGTTAGAGAATCGAGTAGACTTGATCCATCATATGTCATATATTGTACTAGAGGGGTACTCCAACTATACTGTGTTGGTGTTGTTGTTCCTAAAGCAACTATTGTTATCCATGCAGTACTCGGAATTGTTGAACCAAATGTTATTTTAGTAAAAAAACTGCCACTCGCCGCATAAGTGTAATCTGTGGTAACAACACCATTATTGAAAATAACCATTTGATTAATTTCACTAAATGTAACAGGAATGGTTTGTGTGTTAGATGCAATTTCTGTACCAGCAAAACTTTCTTTATAAAGTTGCGAACCTCCACCTAATCCAAAAACCTTGACACCAATTGTATTTCCAACTGCACTAGGCATTGTTGCTCCAAGAGTTACAATTTTGCTGATCCAATTAATTGTATACGCAGTGTTTACTATGGCTTGTCCTGTAGTAAAATCAACAATTTCAATACCAACTGGATGTAGCATTGTGTTTGTAAAATCTATTACGGTTCCAGCACCAAGGAACTCAATTGTTGTAGTAGCAATATTAAATCCGTGTCCGTCACTGCTCCAATCACTTCCAGGGCGTGTATATACTTTTAGATCAAGTGTGTCAAATTCACTGCCTGGAATTAACTCTTCTGGAGCATGCGAACTATATAGGTCGATGAATTCTCCGCCTTCGACGTTGATGTCTGTTGACCTTGTGCCTAAGTAGGTGTCGGAAAATACACTTTCATATATTACATCTAATATTCCTGGATCATAAGTTGGCAATCCTTCTGGACCAAAATCAATATTATCAAATGGATTGATATCAAAGTTGCCAACATCATATCCAGTATTTTGATTGAAATCTGGACCTTGAACTTGTACGCCAGGATAGTCTATTCCGCTCATTACTTGAGCAAGTTCTCTTCCTGGCTCGTTTGGTTCAGGAGTGTATAGGCCAATAGTTCTGTCTGCACCATCAAGAGTACTTTGATCAACTTTTGTATAACTTTCCGGGTCAAATGTCGCACCACTTGTTAAATTTGTGTCAACACTGTATACTTCAGGTAGCGTTGCTGAAACTACACCAACAGTTGGCACCGGAAATCGAATTAATTGTCCTGCGAGATAAAACGTATTCTCAGTCCAATCCACTACCTTACTAGTATATGTAATTCTGTCGTATGCTATAGTTGTTGTAAAATCACGCACCTGTTGCGGTTCTAGAACTGCTATTGCAGTTGCGCCAGTGCCATTGCCACCTGTAATACTAATTGTTGGAGTGCTAATATATCCACTTCCTTGTGTGATTAAGTTTACTCTTACTAGCACACCAGCAGTATTGACCGTTGCAGTCATTGTTGCTTGTGTTGTTGCATCGCCGGTGATAGTAACCTGCGGTGGCACTGTGTACCCTGAACCGCCATTGGTAACTGTTACACTTTTAATTTGTAATTTATAATTGTTAAACCACTGACTCCAAGGAAACGTTTGCCACACAACACTTGTGCTTGGCAATGCACTTAGCGATTTAGGATTTTCACTATCGTCAAGTATTGGAGAAACAAATTGCCCACGTAGACTATCATAGTAGGCTGGAAGATCAAAGTCTGTAATACTACCGTTATAGGTATCCTCGCCTTCATAGCGTAGATTAAATTCTCTTACCTGTACATGGTATGGTTTAACTTCTTGTATGTATTGACTTACAAAATCCTGATTGTCTCTTCTAAAAATTGGATATTCTATTAGGTCACGTATTTTATGATTTACATCAATAAGACTTGTTTTGAACAACCAATCTGGAGCAGCTTGTTCAGTCATAATAAATTCAAACGTTAGTATAAGCAATTCATTTCTAAATTTTTGTAGATCAGTAGTAAAAATTTCTTCGTTCAGAGCCTTAAGTATTTGACGGGTTTCAATATTTGGTGCTTGATCAAAACGTTGTGCATCAAATACTTCAACATCAAATCCAAAATTTCCATCTGCATAATTGTAGACTGTGCTATCAATTGCTATTGTACCATCTTGAAGAAATACTCTTGTCCATTCTGTAGTAGATGTACTATACTGATAAACTTCTTGCTTGCCAAAACTGTTTGCTTCCACAGTTGCCCATTCACCATTTTTTACATTTGGTAAGGCTAATAAATCACTATAAACTTTTACATCATATGAACTTTCATTTACACTACTATAAGTGGTAAAATCAGCATTTGTTCCGTTCCAATCAATATAACTCCAGTAGAGTTTTGTATCATAGTTTTGTACTCTTGATAACATCAGTGTTTGATCTGCTTGGACTGTATAGATTGTCCATAATCCTTCTTGTGTACTATCACTAGCAACAAGATATTTGTAACCTACTGCCACCTGTCGCAAATCTTGATAGGTAAGCTCGGCATAGGTTAATACACGCTTGTTCCATTCCCCACTTGCAGAAGTTGGCTCAGGCTCTTGGCTGTTCAATAACTTTAAACTTTTGCTATCAGATATAGGATATAGTTTCATTATTGCATTTGCACGTTTTATATAATTTTCAAGTGCTAGAAATCTGTTTGTGAAGAAGCTCTGTCTAGGTCGAAAACTTACTCCATACTTGTCTGCTATACTCAATGTTGCATCTGGTACTAGATTTCCAAGAGTATCCTCTCCGCAAAAACTATCTAAAAATTTTCTGTAGAGTCCATCGCCCAAGAAGCTCTTATTATCGCCTACAGTAATTAAATCATATTCACTGTGAACATTGTCATTGTTCGCAATCTTATCAAATTCTATGTGTAAGATTGTATCACTAGCTGAAAACAGATTTCTACAATTATACAAACTTACTGTGCTTTGACTTATGGCAGCACTATATGCAACTCCACTTGAACGAGGACTTTCAATGTATTGTGCAATTCCACTTGCACTCAAAGTCTTATCAGAACTTACCGCAGTTAATCCTTTAACCCAATAGTAGTAATAGGTAACAAATGTTCCTGCACTATCAAGCTCACTGGTGATTACATAACTTGTAGTACTGAATACAGTACCGTTGCCTGTGTAGTTTGCTGGTTCAACTGTGTTCTTAGTCCATTGATAAACATCAACCGACGAACCTGGAAACAGTTGCCCCCAACGTCTGGCTTTGTACTCTATTGTGTCTTGATGATAATCAATAAATCTTACTGTGCTTAAATCCCACCATATTTTGCCAAGATAGCTTGATGTCCATTGTGTACCATAATTATTCACGTCTCCAGTGTTGTATGCCGCTGGATCAATTCCACCTGTGTAGTCAATGTTTGCTTGTGCAGCTCCTAGTATTTTTCCTTGTAATGGATCTATAAAGTCAAGATAGGTTGTCACTTCGTTGTTGATTTTATTATATGTAAATACACTGTTTAACAGTGTAGCATCAACTATTGGTTGCTGGTTGTATCTTATCTTCCATGCTGATTCTTTGTTTGGATTTACAAGTTGTGTGACTCGTCCAAAATCACCTGAACTATCATTTAAATCATCGTTAGGAGCACCAACTAATAGTACACCATCATAATAGTCAACTGCACTACCAAACTTATCAAAGCTCATTATACTTGTATCAAAAATCTGTTGTCCAAACGCAAACTTTCCTGGATTTGTTGCACTTGCATTTGCACTTGGCAGGAAGTTATACGTGTACGCTACACCAGACTGATCCAATGGATCAGTAAGAGAAGTACTCTTACTATCAAAGTAAGTTGTATTGCTATCAAAAGTTGTTGGCAAATTAGCAGTGGAATCAGGTGCACCTACGACCAACGTGGTAGCAGAGTTATCAATTTTAATACTTGTTCCAAAGTGTCCATAATCGTTTGGAATAGGTGCAACAATAGTTTGTGAATATACAATTGGTTTTAACCCAAGATCTGCAAACGCAGACCCGGCTCCAGGTGCTACTTGTAGTTTTATAAATTCTTCACCTGCTTGTATGTCTACCAGTGTTAGTTGTAATGCTCCGCCTACGTTGGTTGCGGTAATGTTTGGTATATCAGCAGTTGTAATATCTGTAACTAGACTATCAACAGTTGTTCCTGTTAATGTCACATAATAATTGTTAATCCTAATACTATCAGTAGCAGTCAAGACAGGATTTGTTACAGTGCCTGTAATTGTGCCAAATAATCTTGATTGGTTAATCCATCTGTCAACACTTCCGCCCTCTGGAACTATTAAACTATCATTTGGTTCTGCAATATATATGCTACAATTTGTTGAACAAACATCAACTACACTTCCAAATTTATAATTTCCGCCAACTGTTGTAGCATTTACTGTTTGTGCCAATCTAAAAGTATTTGTTTCAATCTCTACTATATCACCAACATTAAGTGTATATGGATTAGTAGAAGTTCCAATTGTAATTGTAGTTCCACTGTTTGTAAATTGTGCGTCATTTGCATTATCACTTGGTACTAAGTAAGTGCCGTTGACAGTTACCGCTGGCGTTCCAACTGGTGTATCTACAGTAGTGAAACTTTGTGTGGTAGTTGATGCAGTTGTTACTTGAAAACGTTCAACGCTTCTATCATAGAAATGAACACTACCTGCATCTGTTGAAGTTACAGAACCAACTGTAACCTCTGCATTAGGAGCTCCAATTACTAACTGTCTACCATCAGTTGTAGTGCTGATACTTTGTCCTGCTAAGTCACCTGCACTAGCACCTGATACTGCGATGCTAGATACAAAGTCCCAATGGTCTTTTGAATCAATCAGCAGTGTACCGCTGTTGATAGCTACTAATAAAGTGACCGTGGAACCTGCAAAGGTGTAATCAAATGTAGGACGTAAAAGAGCACCATTATAAAACACTGAAAAACTATAAATGTCGTTCACGGTAAAAAGTTTAGCTGTACTAAATGTTGTTGTTGGTACACTCGGTAGGTATGTAATGCCTTGACGTCTTGTTATAACAATAGTATCATTTTCATTTGGTGCACTCGCAAATCTTACCACTTGATTTGTACCTGAAGTTTGTACAGTAAAATCACCACCATCAGTTTGTGAAATGTTGTTTCTAGTCACTGCAATCTGGGTTTGTGCAGTTGCATTTACTGCACTAACAACAATAGTGCCTGTGATAATAAAGTCTTTTGTTGTAGCATCGCCAACAAATTTAAGTGTTTGACTTTGCACACCAACTTTGTTATAGGCGTAAATTTTATTATCTTCAGGAGCACTAATGTACAACCAACGCTCGTCGTCACTGACTGCAACATCTTGTCCAAACTTATCAGCATCAACAGTTCCTGTATTAAAAAGTTGTGTTTGTCGAAATTGGCCATTGCTACTATCACGATTTATTGCTACTGCATAACCTTTATTACTATCACTAGCTGGTGCACCGCTGACAATCCATTCAGTGTTTCCTACGCTTAAACTTGTACCAAACCCAGAAAACCCAGTTGCAGTTGGTTTCATTATTGAAACTTGTTTGTAGGTGTTAGTATCAGATTTACCAAAACAGTATACAGCACCTGCTCCACTTACATGACCTGGAGCACCAACTGCTAAGCCTTGTCCAAGCAATCCTTGTTCAACTGTTGTGCCAAAAAGATCATCTTCTAAAGGTTGATCAGCATCAAGTTCTGTTGCAGTTCCAAAAGGATTTACTTTTTCTAGAACGGCCCAGTTCCCATCACCATAATCATCAACCCATACTTGGTTACCTGAAGCTATATTATTTGCAAAACTTAAACTTGCAACATCACTGGCTTGAGCTAGACGCACACTTTCAAGCGTAAAACATCTTCCGTCACCGGTAAGTGTTACTGTCTCTCCTGGAAGACTCAATGCAATGGTCAAGGTTTTCAGGCTAGGTACTGTGCTTACTATATAAGAACCGTCTACTAGTGTATTAAAAAATTTAATTATTATTCTAGCATTAGCCAACAATCCATGATTGGTATCAAAAGTCACTGTTAAAGTGTCGTTTAGATTATCAGTTACTGAAATTATTGTTGCATTTACTAAATTGGTACGATAAATGTTCCAATCGTAGCTGTTTGCTTTTGCAACCCAGATATTTGTACCTAAAGAAATATCATCAAGATTAGCAAGGACATTTGTTAGGTCATTATAATTAAAAACCTTAATATTTACATCGTCGTAATTTACATATCCTGCACTTGGTAATGCTACATCTTCTGGAATCTGCCCAACTGTTGGCAATATGTTTTTGCTTGTAATTTTATAACTTTGTTTCCATATGTTATCAACTAAAACAGTTTGATTAGCAGTTGATACTTCTTGTGTATCAATTACTGCAATTGTGCTTGGATTAGATAAAAGTTTGCTTTCATCTGTTCTTAATTCAAAATAACTTCTATTTGCATTGGCACCATAGATACCACGTTGTATCGCCCAGTTTTCTCTGATTTCATATTCGGCTTCTTCTTTGCCAAGATAGGCACTCTTGAATTGCTCTGCGGCACCTAATGTGCCTTTTGTGCCTAGAAACTGTGAATACAATCCTGCTTGTGAAATGTCATCTAAGTTTAGATTCTGCATGTACTGTCTTGGACGGAAACCAATTAGTCCTAATCCTAGTAGTGTTGCATCGCTTTCTAAATTAGCAGTATGTATATCATAGTTCTCACGTAGTGCATTTGCTTTAGTAGCAAGGTTTGGTAACAAGCCAGTTTGTATTTGTGAATAGTCGCTTTTAATCCAATCTGCAAATACAAATGTTCCGCTTGGAGCTAGTAGTGTGGTAGCACTCCAATATGCATTTTTATAAAGAACTATCTGTCCTTTTGTATAAGATTGATTTGGCACCCATTCTCTAATGTTATCTTGGTTAAGTATAAAACCCTGAGCGTCTAAGGTACCATTCCAGTCAAAGACAGTATTGCCATTCACTAAAAGTCTATTTTGCCTTGCTCCTGTGATTGGCTGATATATTAAATCGTTGAATATACTTACATTGTCAAATACAATTATATGTTCATATGCAGTAAATCTTGCTAAAAGCAAACTGAAAGTATTATTATTCAATCCAATTAGTTTTAATTCGTTGCCCAGTCTTTCAACTGCATAATCTTTAGTTGTCATCGGAAGAAAGTTTTGATTTAGAATAATATCATTGATATTTTCATTTGTTAAACTTTCAACAACTGTATTTGGTTGTTCTAATTTTAGGATATTAGCGGCTGGATTTAAGTTTATAATACTTCCTTCAGTCCAACTCTGGTTTACCCAGTATAGAAACTCTTGCGACATCTGTGTCCAATTTATGATATATTCATTTTCTACAGTGTCAAAAGTTAAGCCTTTCTTAGTCAGTAATGCCCCATAGCTCACTAAAAAGTCAACTACAGCACTTGCATTTGTAAACACATAACCGTATGGTACTTGTCTCACATTCTCGGTAAAACTTTCGGCTATACGAGTTGTTTGTCCAGCAACTGTTATTGTGCTAAATGTACCAGCATTGGCGCTTTGTAGTATTTCAAAATAAGGCTTTGCAGTTGAGTACCCTGCTACTGCATAACCACCGCTGACTCTTTGAACTGTCACTGCCGAATATTGTATTTCTGCTATACTAGGATTTTTATAGAGAAATAGTTCATAACTTTCATCAGGTAATAAAAGACTGCTGTTTAGACTGTTAGGCGAAGATTTTTCTGAAAATATTTTTAAATAGTTTTGGTCGCTGAATGCCGCCATTCTGTAACATAATCTGACATCCATGTTGGACAAAGTATCACTTAACAATGTTGTACTATCTAAACCTGTTACTCTATTATAATCAATTATAAAATTTATGTAACTTTTCTTAATTGTATTGTTGCCATAAATTTCTATAGTATCAGGATCAATACGGAATCTATTGTTATACAAATATTGACTAAAATCATTATTGTACTTGTATAAATCTCTATCAGCGAATAAACTAAAATATTGTGCAGGTTTTGTTAACGCTAATAATCTTTGTATAGCAAATGGATATGCACTACTTCTGCGCCACGCAGTTTCGGTTGGTCCCATATCGCCTGCTACCCAGGATTTAACAAAACTATTTCTGTCATAAGATCCAACTATTGAATCCATCGGCGGTAGTAAATTGCCTTGAGAGTCTGTTGGTAGTGCGTCGAGTAGTTGTGGTCTTACGTATTCTTTTCTTGTTACATTGCCTGTTGGGTATGCTACAATACCGTTGGCCATATCGCTCCATAATACTGTATTGCCTGATGTATATGGTGCTGGACCATAAATTGTTTGCCACCAGGAAGGTTCTTCGGTCAACCCAACCATTTCCCATGGGCGAGTGTGCGGCGAATCAGTATCGTAGAGGTCAAAGTATATGCCTCTCCAAAATCCAAGCAAGGGTTTTTCAGATAATTTGTTTTCACTTTGACTGTAGTTCCATGTAAATTCGTTATCAGCAATATAGGTTTGATCTTTATATGGAACTCTATTTTCGCCAACCCACGTTAGAAAACTTGTATTGAGTATTGTCGTTACTTCGCCTAATGTATAATCTGTAGTTCGAAACTGCCCAGGTATAACATCAACGGCTTGTAATGGTAATGCATATCGATCATCTGCACTTACCTTGATGTTGTTATAAATTCGTTTTTCAAATTCTAAGAGAACATCGTTTCGATAATCACCTTGTTCGAAAGCAACAGTTAAACTTCCGTCGTGACCTTGAATCACGTTGGTTGGCGTCACATAGGTGTTATCTAAAAATTCGTATGGACGATATATTCCATACAGTCCCATCATACTAGGTGTAGCAGGTACATAACTTCCATAGGTAGTTGCGTACTCATTGATTGTGATAATATCACCATCAGCTAGTGTTATTCGATTTGTGTTAATTGTAATACGTGGACCATCTGTAGCAACAGTGTACTCATATCCGTCACCGGTGAGTATTGTTTGTACTCCAGTGCTTATAGGTGTATAATAAACAAGTATACCTTTATAGTTTGCAGTTGTTAAATCGTAACTGAACAGTGTATCAAAAACTTCAGTTGTTATTGGCGAAACTGTATAACTGGTCGTTTGGAATGTTGTTCCGTAAGGGATTGCATCTGTCCAATAGAAAGGACTAATGTCATTTTTTCCTGCATTAATAGCAAGAAGTGTTTCATCAAGTATTTGTGCAGTAGTTTTATTTTCCCAGTCGTTACTGCCAACATAATCAAGAATTTTCTGTTTTGTTTTTGAATATTCAATAGCGTTGAACTCTATTGCACGAAAAAATTCGTAGTCTCTACCATTGATAAAATTTGTCATCATGGTAAATGGTGAACTGTGTTGCAGTACCAAATCACCATAAGGCACAACGTTTCCAAGATCTCTTACATTATTATTTCCGTGTATCTTTCCACGAAAGTTTTCTAAATTCTCACAAATGCTTTCGTAATGTGTACGCAAAGTACCAAGTGTAAAACTTGGACTGTTTGCATTCATTGCGTTAGATTCAAGATTACTCGGGATAGTATAAAAAGCAACACTACTTGCGAAATCACTTAATACTTGTACTTCAACAGTAGCACCAGTCACTGGTTGTGTTGCAGGTTGGCCAACAATGTTTTCATTAAAAGTTACAACAGTCACATTATCGCTATTTGTTGCATATGTATAGCTAGTAGGAAGTATAAACTTTCCTTCTACATACACCTTTACAGGAATTTTTGATGCATCATTGATTACTTCTATATCCAAAACCAAAGCAGTACCTTGATAGGTAAAACTAAAACTTTGTCTTTGTACACTAGTCTCAAAAGATGTTTGCCATCCAAGAAGTTTATCAAATGTGTCTATACTATTATACTGCCTAACTGTGCCTGTGTCAATCTTTTTATTTTCACTAACAGTTCCATTGACATACACAAAGGAATCAGTGTACAGGTTATTATCAAATACAATGTCACCAACATTATTAATTGTAAGATATTTTAATGGTTGATCAATTACAGTATCAGTTGTACCAGTACCAATTGCATAACTAAAAAGTTTTGAACCTTGGAAAGTAGTACTTGGATATACTGTCGTGTCGCTAAAACTATAGCCACTACTATCAAATATATCAAACAGTGGTGGTTGATTCACACTATTTTTTTGCTGTGCAGATTGCCAGGTGGTTCCATTAAACCAGTAGACTTTTCCTTGTTGCGTATTTCCTGAAGTAACTACCACTGTGGTATTAGTATCTATGTCAGGTGTTGTTAGACTTGCTGGTTGCAAATCAATAACCTGTGTCGTGCTATCGCCAAAGTTAATAAAACTTACAGTATAGATTTTATTACGTACTTCACTATCTAAATCGTTAGCAAAAATTACTCTTGACCCAGAAATAAAATTATACCCATCAACACTGTAACCAATAGTACCATTAATATTTGAAAATGCATCAGTTTCAGTAAAATCAATTATATCAATTGGTGCAGTAGCAATGGTTCCATAGTTAAAAAGTTTTAAATTTTTACGGAATTCAAGTATTGGACGTTTTGCTCTGTTATCATTGTTGATTACCAATGGAATTTGATTATAATTTGCAGTTTGTTCCAATACACCAATATGGAACCATCTGTTTCCCCTTGTCCAAGCATTCTGATCAATACTTGCACGATTAATTGTCATATAATCCTGTGCAGTTGGCGCATTATTAGTAGCGTCAAAGTTTCCTTCATCAAAAGGTTTACTATCATAAGGCACAGTAGTGGACACGGTAAAAGTTTCTGGCGTAATAAAGTCTATTACTGGTAATAATTCAATTGCAGTTCCAACGCCCTCAATATAGTATTCATTGTTTTCATAACTAGAAGGAACAACAGTGCCTATAAATTGTACTTTTAAGCCGTTTGTGAATACAACACCATTTGGTGAAGTATATGATGCTTTACCAATTACATCTTCAATGTTTAAATCTGCTGAATTTGCCTGTTCAACGAGACGTATGATGCCAAAGTTAGTTTCATCGTTTCCGTCTTGGTAATATAGAATATCAAGGTTTGCGGTTATCAATGGTTGGAGTTTAAATTTTCCAGATGCATCCTTATACCATGTTTTTCCAGCATTGTCTGTACCGTATTCAATCAAAGTTTTGTTTAAATTAGCTATACTCTGTACTTTTGTAAGTTCCATAAAAGGACGAAGAGGATCTGCATAGTTAAAGTTTATTATCCATTGTACTAACTGATTCTCATCTCCAGTTATAGGATCAGTATCACTAAAGACACTATCATCAAATCCTTGACTGTCAAAAGGTTCTTCGTTAGCCCAACCTGTAGATTGTCCTCCAACAAAAATTAATGTGCGATTTTGTAAATCAGTGATACCGTCAATTCCATCAGGATTATCCTCAAGAAATACATCAACGTACTGGTTATTAATTTGATTAAAGTTAAGTGTATTCTCAACTAAATCAGTAGATCCAATATCTGCTAGTGTAAAGAAAAAGTTTTGATCAGTTTTACTTGGCACTGTAAATTGAACAGTACCTACATCGTCGCCATTATTAGTTACGCCAAGAACATCTCGGGAACTCTGATTTGGTTGTTGTGGTAGCGTACCCGATGTGCCAGGCACACTTTGTATAAAATATGGATGCCCGCTTGCGTTTACATTAAATGTATACCCTCCTTGCCTTACAAGAGTAAGAGTTGGTAATGCACCTGCTTCTCCTGAAAACGTGTATCCATTTTGCGTATAAGCAACATCAAAAATATCTGTTAAGGGAACTGCATTAGAAAACACATCAACGCTGTTAGGTCCTTCAGGCACCCAATAATATTGGCTGAAATTTATATATTTGTCGTAATCTACAAAAGGATCAAAACTATAATGTTCGCTATCAAATAACCTGTTATCTTTTATTGTGTTTGCACCTTGTAGGTTCAAACTATCAATAATTCCAGGATAGGTTATTGCATCTACGACTTTACCTGTATCAGGAGATACTTGAACTACACCAGGTTCTAATTGATAATTAGCACGAGTAGCAGTTGGTTCTAAGATATAATTGTCAGTGGCTGTTACGCCAGGACCAATCTTTCGACCAATATATCCTTCTGTTGGTTTCAATTTAGGATTTTGTGTAAGTTGGTCTAATGTACTACGTAACAACTGCTTGTTTGCAGGTGTTTGAAAAACTTCAGGTAAAAAATCTTCTGAGCGTATACGCTTCGCCATACTAGATCACTCCGCTATTTGATGCGGTACGTAGTTGACTACTTGTTAATGCATCTATAACTTCTATATCATTAACTGTGGCCGCATTTACAAAAATTTCATTTGATTGTGAACGTATTTCGTACAGATCACCAAACGATTTAAGAGGATCAGTTGGTACAAGTACCACTGTGCTTATAATGCTTCCTAGCTGATCATGTAAATATGCACTAAGTTCAGAGAAAAAGAAAGTATCTCCAAAATCCCAATTTTCAATTGTAAAGTAGGAATTCATTGCAGACACGACCTGGCTTTTTATCTCGCTTATACTTGCCGTGCTCTGAGGATTCTTCACACATTTTATTGTTGCTCTTAACTCTTCAGATGCTTTTGTACCAAATAATGGTTTGAATGTCACACTATTAAGAATAATATTATCACTTATCATTTTGTACTTGTTAAGTGTACTATATGCAGTAGTAAGTTCGTCAATTGTAGGTTGTGCAGGCTGGACTACAGTTCCGGTACTATCTCTTGCATAGTTTTGATAAGCAATATAGTAGGATTGGGTTACAAGAAAAATATCAATAATATTTGTTGTTCCTGGATCTATACGTCTGCTTAACGGTGCGTTATGTCGATACTGAAAATATAGTCCTTGTCTGCCAACATATGTTTGGTATCCTACAACTTCAGTAATAGTTCGTACTCCATCATATGCAACTGTTAATTGATAAAATTTCTTATCAGTGTATGCATAAAATACTTGTTTGTCTGGATATTCACTTTTTACTAATTCAATTGAGTCTTTAGTAGCAAGTGAACCAATTACTACTCCAGCCGCAAGTGGCAAATATCTTTCCAAGTTGTCAAAGTCAATTGTTTGTTGTAAGTATATTCTTTTTGTATTTGGGTTTACTGTTGGAGCAACCAATGTTTGAAAATAATCTGGATTGTCAGGTATGCCATCATTGTCAGAATCTTTATAACTTATTCTTACTTTGAAGTCGTCAATAAAACCATCAGTTTCAACAGGTTGATCAATGATATCTAACACTTCATCGCTGTTAAGCGTAGAACTTGTATCTGGTTTATTATTAGTTTTAAGTACATTTATAAAATCGTTTATCACTGTGCCTGTTTTTGGATCATATACTTTCTGTGTGCCGTCATAAAAGAAACGTGTCTCAAGCACACTAGCCCAAAACCGTTGTAAACTACGAGAACTAACTGTGTATGTTACACCATCAGTTTCAAATGCAACCAACCATGAATTATCTAAGCCTGTTCCTGTGGTATTCTGTGCATATGCAAGACTAAATGTAGTGGCAGAATTTAAATTAGTTGACGTAATCACATACCACGATCCTGTTAAATTATCATATCCAATTCCAAAGTTTCTGTATAGCTCAATGTTTTCACGAATTGTTGTTTCAATTGAAGTTGGCAAATTAGTAACGAAGTTTGGAATAACCTCAGTTGGAATTGCATTTGTAGGAATAAAATTGTTTAGTGTAACTGGTCCAGTACCGTCAGCGTTGTTTCCAGTTCCAAAGTTTGTACCGTCAAGTTCTAATGCAGTTACAGTTGCCCATAGTACTGTTTTATCTCCAGGCAACGTTGGTGATCCAACTGCTAGTCTATTTGTGGCAGTAAAATATTGTCCTGCAGGCGGTGTAAATTTAACTAGTCCACCATTTGCAATATATTGTTTATTATCACTTGCTTGAGGCCCAACCGGTGCTGGCGCATTACTAGCTACAAATCTAAAAAATCCAGTTGTTTCATTGTTACTGGTTGTGCTCTGACTCCAATTCAAATTCAGTATTGCTAGGTCCGGACGAGTAAAGTTTTCATAATAAAACTCTTGCATACCTCTACTTGCAAGGACGGGCTCAACTTGATTTACAATCACGTCTGTAATATCATTTTGATCAATATAGGTAAATGTAAAACTTGGCACTGCGGTATTTTCATAAATCATACCATCTGATGCAAAAACATTTGTACTTGAATATTTTCCAGTAATATCTACAAGATCCAAGTATCTACTAGTACCAATTGAGCTGCGATTCAGAGCCTTGGACTTGATTATAGTTGAATAAAGTGTATATGGAAAATTGTTGTAGTCTTCACCGTTGACCATTCTGTCTTGTGTGTAATATCTTGCAGGAGCACGTTGCTTTATGTCATTGATATTTTCTCTATTGGTGGCATTGCTTATTGGTGTAGTTAATGCACATGTAAGACTAAGTGTTTCGTTTCGTCCTGATCTACTTACATAACCGATACTAATGGTTACGTTTTGCATTTCGTCTGGGTTGATTATATATGCTAACCCGTTTGATGAACGAACATATGTTCTAAAATTACCAACTGGAATAGAACTGAAAACTCCATCTCCAAAGTTTAAGTTAATTTGATCATTGGTTCGTGAACTAATACTATAATACCTACGTTGTTCTGGCGTTAATTCTTCTACTGCACCAGTATAGATGTTATCAACTTTTGACCATTCGTTTTGTATATTGCCGTCGGCATCTAGTTGATATAACCATGTATCTGTATTATTGACTCCTTCAATATTAACATTTACTACTCTGTTAGAAATTCTCTCGCCTAAATTAAAATCTAAGTCTTGCAAACTTCCTTGCTTGAACAAGAAAAAGTATCCAGTATTTGCACTAGCATACCCTTGATAGTCGTTACGATAAAGAATATTTAAAGGACCATTTGGTTGTGGTGACGGTTCGTATATAAAATCTTCGTTTTGAGAGGTTCCACTTACGGCTTCAAACGCCATGCTAGTACCATTTACTGTATTAGTAAACGGTATTACTGGTAAAAACCCTTGTATTAAATTAATTGTGTATTCATCTGTTTTTACACCAAGAAGTGTTTGTGTATTGCCCGGTACTCCAAACCGTTGACTATTTGTAAGTGTACTGTTGACGATAACTGTAAATTGTTCTAACCAGTTTGCGTTTGTTGTATCATTCCAGTTAACTGTAATATTTGAAAGGTTTGCACCAGTAAAATCTACCACACCTTCAGTTGTACTAATACTTTGTACTTTTAAAAATCCTTCTGCGGCGGTATTTCGTTTTGGTGTGTAACTTACTAGTTCCGCTAATCTGTTGACACTATCTCGTCTTTCAGCAGTGTCTATAAAATTTTCTCTAGTGTTTAAATCATTTCTGAAACTACCTGCTTGGCCCATAAATGCCATAACATCAAGCAGTGCTATGAATTCACTTGACTCTATATAGTCGTTGAAACTTTCTGGGTAGTACAAACGAATATAATCAATAAAAGTTTTACGCAGTGTTTCAAAATCGTAACTTTGAAAGTCTGCTTCACGATAGGTTTGATAGATTCTTTTCCAATCTTCAACACCAAATATACTAGTTTGTCGTGTAGTTTTAGCCATAGTATTTTCCTTACCATGTATTTATGAAAAGAATTAACTGGGTAGTTTATACTAAACGTCTGAAAACGCTGCTCTTTGTTTTTGTTGATCAAAAAAGACCCGTAGTAGTTCAGAATCTTGTCCTTGAACAGTTTGTAATTCGAGCTCAAGAAGTATGCCATTTTCTTGTGGAAATACATTAAGTTCGACTATTTCAACTCTTGGATCTTGTGCAATAATTCTTTGAATTTCTTCTGTGATTGCTCGAGTTGTTGTAGCACTTTGTGGTTCGTATATAAGACTCCACATGCTTGTGCCTACATTAGGACGGCCTGGCATTTCACCTTGACGTATGTTTAACGCATTAAGAGTGTCACGTTTAATTAGATCAAAATCAGTTACTGTGTAACTTTTATATTTGTCTATGGTACTGTATCCGATAAATGTTGCCATACTGTATTTATGTACTTATTCCAGTGACTTTTTGGCTGGCTATTCCAGACTGAACTGCACTATCAATTGAGTTTCTGATTGTAGTGTTTACCACACCGCCAGTGCCAGTTGAAAATCCTTGTACGGCATTGCTAAGTTTATCAGAGGCTAAATCAATTGCATATTGTCCACCTCTTACTACTGAATTCATATCTGCACTTGTAATCTTTGTGCTAAAAGATCCTGCTAGAGTCTGACCAATATCCTCTGCGCCTTGTGTCCACTTTTTCACTGCATCCACACCAAATTTACTAGCACCACTTACCAATCCAGCCAACGAAGACTCATTCTCTAAACCAGTTACTATTCCTGCATTTTGTAATTTGCTAAGTCCTTTGTTAAAAAGATCTGTTTTTGTTATATCTTGTATAGACTCATTGTTTAAAAAATCACTTACGCCGTTAATACCTTGTGCTCCACTCCACACACTTGAACTGCTTAGAACAGTATTCAAATCAGCAGTTGAATCCTTAAGAAAAAATTCACTGGTACCTGGCTTTAAAAATCCAGCATCTTCAAGTTCAGGCGCACTAAAACCAAATTTTCCAACGCCTAATGTATTAGATATTTCATTTGTTCCTTGTGTAACTAATTTACTTGATTGTGCTACCATACCTGTCACTTTTTCAGGTGGTATCTTGCCAACTGAAGTGGTTGAATTTGATTGTGCTTCGTAGTCACCTGAGTTAATTTTCTTAATGTCTGTAGTCTCTGCCTTTGTTACTGCTTCTTGTGTTTTTTCATCAAGTGGTACATCAGTCGAACTAGTAGTTAAATTAGTTGTTGTATTAACTCCAGTGCCGCGTTCTGCAAACGGTTCATGTGTTGGTGCCCGTGTTACAATAGTTTCGATACTTGCTGGTTCTGGAACCCACCCTACGTTGTTTTCAAATTTTGTATCTGCTAAACGTTTCTTTGGAATTGTTTGAGCTTTTGGCACGTCACTAGCTGACCCACTGTTTAGTTTAATACAACCTGCTTCGAGTGTAAGGTTACTGCCAGCACCCCAACTGCCAGTCGTACTTTTAAGCATTAGAGATCCGTCACTTTTGAGTCCAATCATGCTTTTACTATATGCCAATAAACTGTTTGTGCCTATCAGTGAAAGGCTTGCACTTTCAAGGGTCATTGCCGCTTTGGAATTCATGTTAATAGTGCCGTTTTCAGCATTCATGTTTATACTTCTATCAGCATGCATATTAATCTCTCCAGCACTCCTTATGTTCAGACTGTTTGAAGCGTAAACATCTATTGTACCTTCTTTACCAAGTTCTACCCAACTTTGTCCATTAGCATGCATTATGTGTATTGTTGATTCTGCAACAGTATCGTTCATCATAATTTGATGTCCAGAACTGGTTCTGATTCTCACTAGGTTGTCTTCGCCGGCTTGGTTACCGTCATCCATGACAACACTGTGCCCACCTTTACGCCCAATTACTGTCGTTTCGTTTGCTTGTAAAGTACTACTAGCAAGTTTTGCCTGTAACTGTGCATCTGTAAGTCCGCCGGAGTATATAGGACGACCTGGTGTGCTGATGCCGAAGCAAGAGCTAGGTGATTCTCTTTGACTATTAGAACTTATTGGTCCTAAGAGAGGATCTGCTATTACCCCTTGCGAAAGTAGTTGTCCTGCAAGGACACTATGTACTGGTTTCGCTTCTTCAAAAAATCGAGGATTATCTGTTATAGCAGGATTAGCATTGTTAATTTCTACAACTGGTAACTTAGGTTTGCCTGTATAGTAGGGTGACCCTGAATCATCTACATATTTTTTACTACTACCAATAGCAGGAATCATGTGATTTATTCCTGGTTCAATTGGCATACCTATATAGTAACCTTGACTAGGGTCACCATTTGCAAAGAAACAGATTACCTTAGTACCAACATCAGGTGGAGTACCCCAAAATCCATAACTTTGATTGTTACCAGTAAAGGTGCCAGGTCCAGTTTGGTTTGGTGCACTCTGTTGTGTGTAGCCGTAAAATGGAGTGATATAACTTACAGTGCGCCAAAGACTACTAACATTTTTGTCTGGACCTGCTAAATCTTCTATGAATACCTCAAGACGTCCAGCCCGTATTGGATCAATGTTATTCATTACTTCACCAATAAACGGTCCAGTTTCAGCTGGCATACCGCCTTTGTCTAATTTATAATTTCTTGGTTGTCCTGTGGTTCTTTGAATATTTTGCATCTATTCTCCTCTATCGAAAAGCTGATGAGTTTGTGCCGCCGCCTTGTCCACCAACTACTTTGGCTCCATTTGCTACTGCACGTCGAGACTTTTCGGCTCTTAATCTATTCCTTTTGGCTAACAATGATTCACTAAATTTCAAATCCTTGCCTGCATCATCGCTTACTGTATTGCTACCTGGTTTTGGTACTACAGTAGGCAAATGGTTTGCTTTGTTAATTATAGGGTCTACATAGTTAGTACTATTGTTCTGCAAGGTTGCAATTCTTTTGTTCCGCATAATCGAATCATCGTAATTTTGCGGTGGCACAATTGCACTCTTTTTCGTATTACTTGTATTTGGTTTTGCGCCACTGCTCAACGGAACTCCTCCAGTAATCACATCTGGTCCTGGTCGCCTGTTGATTCCTTTATTATCTGGTGTTCCCCGCTTGTCTAAGAACTGTCCACTTCCTCTGCTTCCTACAGGAACATTGCTTTTTCTTACTGCTGATGGAGTTGTTTTTTTAATTGGTGGACTTGCGTGTCCAAATGCTTCTAAGCCAGGGTCTGAAATTTGATTCTTTTTCTCAGCAAGCTGCTTTGGTGAATTAACAGCGGCATCAAAGGTACGCACAGTACCTTCTAGCTTTTGTGTAAACTTTCCTTCTTTAAAGTAACTTGTTACTTCTAAACATGTGAACACAATAGCTTCTTGTGCTAGGTTCTTTTCACCGGTTATTCTACTAATCTCGAGGTTATTTTCAAACACTGGAGTAAGTCCTGTGGCTAGATCGTAATCAGTGACTCTGTTAAATCTTACTTCATAAAGTGTTTCACCAGAATTAGCATTGATACTTCCATCTGGTTCAAATGCTCCAAGATTTGATGCATTATAAAAGAGTTCACTTTGTAGTATCCAGTCTGGATCACCAACAATTTCAATTAAACTTTTGGACACATCTGCAGGATCGTACAACCGCGACGCAAGTTGTGCTGCTGGTCGTGTGCTTTGACCAGCTCCTCCTTGTGTACTAGTACCTACACCGCTTTGAAAAAACTTTTTCTCAACATATCTAGCATCTCCAGTGGTATCATTGTTCAATCCGTCATTACCAATCGAAGTAATATAATTTGAATTATTTTCAATTTCAAAATTGATAACTTCAGTATTTTGTCCTGTAAACCAATATTCGTATAATTTGTGGGCGCCACGATACATTGCCTCTGGAAAGTATGGTGACCTTGGTGTGTTTATTTGGTATCTGCTTATTCTGTAGGTGATACGGTAAGCTATGTCTTGACGTTTCTCGTCAAACTGTATAGGCTCTGAACGTTGTGTTATGCGATACCATTGCACAGTTTTCACTGGTGGATTTTGAATCTTTGCGCCAGTGATTTCGTCAAAAGCCACTGTTTGCTGAGCAGTAATATATGTGCTATTTTTCATTACTTGATCAATCAGTTGAACAATTTGTGTACCTGCACTGATACTAAAACTTTTTGTTTCAACATCTAGTGCTTGTTTGTCCTGATTAAGTTTCTCGTTTGGATTGGTGGATTTCTGTAGAGGCGCACGTGCTTTATTTACTGTGCCTTGTTTTTTCATCTTGGCATCACTAAGACCTGCTACTTCTTCAACTTCAATAATATATTCATCAGGTATACTATATGCACCAGCATCAACGAGTTGTTTCTGGTGCTGATTTAGAGCCTGGGCTAAACCAGCAGTTACAGTTCTTCCTGCAAGTCCTTGTACCTTCTTACCTGCAGGCGGTGGTGTTCCGTTTGAAGCTGCAGTAGCTTCTTGCAACTGTGTATCACCGTTTAATAAAGTTTTAATATCTGGAGCATTCAGTTGAAAGTTAAAGGGTATACTGCCTCTCGCAGTTGAATAACCAATCTGTGTTTGTGGTACAACACCAGACACACTGTAAGTTACTGCTTTATCTGTAAGTTTATAAGTGATATCATTGAACTGAAACGGAATAAACTTCTCAACTAAAGCACGCGGATCGCTTGTGGTTTCTCCGTCATTAGCAGAGGCATTGCTAACAAGATTGCCAAATTCATCATATCCATAAAAACGTATAACCATTAGAAAGTTTTGTGCGTTAACTTGCGTTTCTTGTCCAGAATGAGCTTTTACTGCGGCAGTTAATCTTGGTAATAAAGTTATGCCTTGAGGCTCTATGATTTCAAATTTTAAGTCAACTACATTGTGCGGTCCGCCAGTGCCTTGTGAACCAATAACACTATCAAGTTCTAAGTTTTCAATGTAAAAATCAAGATCAAAAAATTCATTGCGTTCACCAAATGGAGCTCCGCCGCTTTGCATAATTAGTTGATTGGTTGGCAAGACCTTTTGATCAGATGCTATGAGACTTTTATATTCGTCAATATTCATTAAATAGATTGACAAACTATAGGTTTGACTTGCTAGACCGCCTAATCGATTAGGCGTAGCAATAATCGGTTTACTAAACTCGTCAGCAACAGAAACACGTCCTTCAACATCTTGGCTTGCAGTTCCTTTACTATTTGAAGCTGATATGCCGCTTTGATCGTCGTCTGCAGAAACTATAGTTGATGCATTCGCTGCACTATTGATAGACTGATTTTTCCTAACAGGCACAGCTCCGCCGACTGTAGACTGTACACCACTGCCTTTATTATTTCCGACAGATTCAGAACTACGTAATGTTGTTGTTATAGCATTAGTTGGCTTATCACGACTAACAACTACAGGAACTACTTCGCCGTTTTCAAAAATTTCATTGCCTTGTACCGGAGATTGTGTTCGTGAAAATTCATTTGCAGATATTTGAGCAATTGCTACTTCTGAACCAGTGGAGATTTTGCCAACGTTTTCTGCGACACTTTGACTATTTAGACTAGCATAGGCTTGTGTTTGTATAGTTTTTAAATTCCCTGCCATTACAGTAGTTTCTGTAATATTCGACGTAAGTTTAACTTTTGTACTTACATACCCAGGTTTGTTTTTAAAACCTTCGTTCTGCCCATTTAAATTTTGTAAAATACTTCGTGTGGAAGTTACTCTGTTGTTTAAACTATCCCAGGTGTTGTTTATCTGATTCCAGTTAGCACCATTTGCTACTGAACTTCCAAGGTCACGAACTAATGGTTTAAGTTTGTTTATTTCAAGTTGTTGACTTAGTCTTGCTGTATTAAGTAGCTCTGGTGAAGACATATTAGATACCTAAGACTGTTTTCAATGTTGGTAGCTGCGGCAGATAGATTGTTGTTCCTGTTTGAAAATCAAACAGAGGATCCTGAAGTTGATTTGGATTACGTTGTGCAAACACCCACCAAAGATTTGGATCTTCATATAGGTCAAATGCCAATAGGTCTGGACGTAAGTGATAAGTTTCATTAATCGTCATTGACAGATCATCAATTAGTTTAGGAATTGGCCTGTCAACCATAACACCAAGATACTGCGAATTTATAACCGGCGTATCAAATAGAAAACTTGACGGAGTATACATTACCACATTCCTTTCTTAATTAAGCTACCATTAGCGTAGTCTTTAAGACTAAACTGTTGACTAGCTTGTTGTCTGCTGATTACTGGTAACATATTAATAGTCATTGCCATCTTCGTCGGCACATAGGTTGCACCTTTTGATCCTAACTTACCAGGTGTAATCTTTGTTGGTTTTGCTCCAGGAGCTAGAGTTGGCCCTGGTCCGCCACTTACCGCATTTGTTACTGCGGTTTGCAATCTATTTAATGCACTAAAGTTTCCATTGGATACTGTTGATGCTAAGGGTTTTGTAAATTGCAATTGGTCGTCTCTGTTGATATGTCTACTTCTTGCACGTATATAGTTTACATCATTGGGTAGGTTGTAGTTAAATTCTGTTACAACACAAGGCGCCTCGTTAAATTGATATTCACCTAATCCAGTAAGATATAACAATGGTGGAGGCGACCCTCTTTCTGCATCTTGCCCATAAAACATTTTACTTGCACTTTTTAAAAAATGTATAACTGCTAGTAGATATTCTGCTTCAATTGTGTCTTGAGCGGTGAATTCTGCTTGTAGTTGCACAGTCTGTACACTTGAATTTTTATAAAAATAATGTTGATAGTTACTGTGTGTTGGCGAATAATTTTGGTATTCAGCTCTGTATTGTACATCAATAGTTGGCGTATATGGAAATATTATTCCGTCAGTCACTGCCAGAGGTGCTAGTATACCCGGCTCAGGTGCTTTGTATAGATACGTAGCCTGCGGAGCTAATCGGAGCTTAACACGCCAATCACCATCTGCATTTTTAACACCTGATGCTTCACGCATCTCACTAACAGTTTGTTGTTGTTGTGCCTTTTGTTTCAGTGCTTGTGCTTGTATAGCCGCTTGTTGTGCTTCGGTTATTGCCGCTTGTTCTACTCCGTCAATGCCATCACCTTCTGCGCCGTCGCCAATGTCGGCAACTGGATCGTCTCCAACTAGACTTTCACCATCATTGTCTATACGATCTTCTGGTGCTAGTATTGGATCGCCAAATTCATCAAACTGAGCTGCTTCAGGATCTCCAAAGTCATCAACTCCAAAAGGGTTAACATCTGCAGGTGCTGTAAGTGGATCTCCAAATTCATCAAATTGTGCCGCTTCTGGATCACCAAAATCATCTACGCCAAATGTGTTTACTTGATTTGGAGTTGCAAAGTCACTAAAGTCCTGTTCATCTGCAATACCAAAGTCATTGTCACTATATTCATCAAAACTATCAACTTGTGGTTGTGGTTCTACTACATCACCAAAGGCATCAAACTGTTGGTACTCTTGTACGTTAGCAGGAGGAGGTGGTGTTGGCCCTGGGCCAAATGCATCTAAGCCAGGATCTTCTGTACCAAAGTTGTTGTTACTGTATGCACTGAAATCGTCTACCTGTGCTGGTGCTGGTATATCACCAAAATCATCTACTGGTGTGACCGGAGGAGAATATTCACTAAAATTATCTACTTGTGTGATATTTCGACTAGGTCCACTAAAGTCATCTACTTGTGTAACTGGATATCCACTAAAATCGTCAACTGGTGCATCAAAACTTTCAACTGGTCTTGCTGGCGGTGCTGCCGGAAATGGATCTGGTTGCTCTGCTGGTGCTCTGCCTCTATCATCTAAAAATTCGCCACTGCCTCTACTTCCTACAGGTACGGTAGCTTGTTCAACACCAGGACGTCTTGTACTAGGTGGAATTGGTGTAACTTCTGTGTAACTGTCACCATAAGCATCAGTAAAATCTACATCATCATCTTGTGGTTGAACAACTGGTGTTGGTATTGGAGTTGCCTGTCGATAATCCTCACCATATGCGTCTGTAAAATCAACATCTGAATCTTGTGCTTGCACTGGTCTTGCTGGTGGCGGTGCTGGAAAAGGATTTGGTGCTGGTGCTGGATCACTTCCTCCATTTCCGAATGCTTGACTTGCTATAGTACCACCACCTTGAAATGCAGTTCCTGAACCAGGAGTGTTACGTGGTGTATCAGTTGATTGTGTGTTTTCTGATGCTCTACTAGTTACTGTACCAAAAGCGGCATTCTTGGCTGGAGTTGCAGTGGTGTTAATCACATAGTTTGGTACATCTTCAGCAGGTATACCTGCTAGTGCGGCCAACTTATTAAGATCAGCACCAGGAAACTGTCTCTGATATGCTGACATCAAGGCGGCATCTTTAATGTTATAACCCATCTTTTCTCCTATAGTCTTATTTATGCTTACCAAAAACTGCGTAGTTAATGATTGACTTTTGATAAGTAATGTTGTATAATACATAATGTATTAAGGCAAAGGAGAATCGTATGCCACCGGTGAAAGCACCTAGAAAAGTAAACTATCTAAACAACAGAGATATACTCAAGGAAATACACAAAAGCAAGAGTACTTACTGTTCTTATTTAGAAAGAGAATATGCACAGTTTGATATTATTTTGCCAAGCGTAGATAAAATTAACCAGCGTAGTGTTGCAGAAGCAAGACGAAACAAAGCAGATAGAATCAAAAGAGAAACTGGCGAGATAGTTGATCCTGTTAAACTAAACAATCAAGAACTGGTATTCCGTATTATTTGTTGGGATCATATTCCAATGGTACCAAAGAAACTTACCAAAGCACAAGAAAAGAAAAAGTCCAAACTAGAAGAACTGCTAGAGATGGATGATGTTGACGTTGAAGATGATGGATTGCAAGAACTGATGAGTGATGTTGAACAGGATCTCAACTATGTAAAACTTAACTTTCCTCCATTCTGGCACTATATGATTGATGAAGATAAAGTTCCTTATGTTGTTGGTAAATCGCATTGGATTGGTGGCATGGAAAACGGATACTTTTCCAAAGAACATGGCAAGATGACTGACAAACTTGCACACATGTTTATTAAACTGTGTGAACGTTATGCTACACGTAGTAACTGGCGTGGTTATACATACAACGAAGAGATGCGTGGACAAGCATTGCTACAACTGAGCCAAATTGGACTACAGTTTGACGAAAGCAAGAGTCAAAATCCATTTGCATACTACACTGCTGCTATCACTAATAGTTTTACAAGAGTATTGAACATTGAGAAAAAGAATCAAAACATACGTGATGATATACTTGAACAAAACGGATTGAATCCAAGTTGGACAAGACAGTTTAATAACTCACCAGAAGCAAAAGTATTACAACCAGACGTCGCTAAAAAATAGGAATACACACATGGGTTTGTTTAAGAAAGCTCTAGTGTTCACAGACATCCACTTTGGCATGAAAAGCAATAGCATCATGCACAATCAAGACTGTGAAAACTTTGTAGAGTGGGCAGTACAACAGGGCAAGATACACAACTGTGAAACTGCTATATTCATGGGTGACTGGCATCATCATAGAGCAAGTTTAAGTTTGCAAACTATGAGTCACAGTTTACGTGCATTAGAAAACCTTTCACGTAGTTTTGATATTACATATTTTATAACTGGCAATCATGACTTGTACTACAGAGACAAACGTGACATATACAGTTTTGAATGGGCAAAGCATATACCAAATCTAAAGATATGCAATGACTGGTTTCAACAAGATGATGTTATACTATGCCCTTGGCTAGTAGGTGACGATCACAAGAAGATTAAAACTGCAAGTGCCCAGTACATGTTTGGCCACTTTGAACTTCCGCATTTTAAAATGAATGCAATGGTTGAGATGCCTGATCACGGTGAGATCAAAAGCGAACACTTCCAACAGTATGGCACAGTGTTTAGTGGACACTTTCATTTGCGTCAACAGAAAAACAACATCAACTACATTGGCAATGCATTTCCGCACAACTTTTCAGATGCAGGCGATGATCAACGTGGTTGTATGATACTTGAATGGGGCAAAGAGCCAGAGTACATTGCTTGGCCAGATCAACCGTTGTACAAAGTGTTGGACCTTTCGCAGGTAATTGACTATGCAGACACAATACTTAAACCAAACATGCATGTTAGAGTAAACTTGGACATAGAAATATCCTACGAAGAGGCAAACTACATCAAAGAACAGTTTGCAACCAAATACAAACTGCGTGAGATGGCACTTATACCTAACAAACGCAGTGCATTAGAAGAAGAAATGCAACCAGGCGATATCAAATTTGAAAGTGTTGATCAAATTGTTACAGAACAAATCATAAACATTGATTCCGAATTCTATGACAACAAACTGTTGTTGGAAATTTACCGGAGTTTATAATGGATCTGTTATCTCATGTTGACAAGAACATAAACGTAGTTGGTACCGTTGAATTTGATTCTGATCCACAACAACTTAAACAACAATTGCTTGCACTACGAAAAGACATGTTTGAACCTAACGAACGAATTATAATTATACAACGTTCTGTTGATAATTATCCTTTTATTGATGCATATGGATCAAAACTAATTGAATTACAAAAAATAGTTAACCAAGTTGATATTGGAAATTGTTTTATTCTGATACTCACACACAATCCTAATATACAAACCGAAATAGCAGAAGTGAACACAGTATACAGTTCTGATACAACATTATTTGAAAGTTGTGTTTATCCTGGAAAATATATTGTCACAGTGCCTCAGTACAAAAATACTGCGTGTAAAAAACTATGGAATCACCTATACATTGGAACTGACAGTAATGTCCTTCCATGTTGTGTAGCAGACCATAGATATCCTTTAGGAAATATCAACAATCAATCTATTGATAGCATACTTGATTCAGATCATGCTCAAAAAATACGACAATGGATGATGGAAGGCTATCGTACAAAATCTTGTAGTTCTTGCTATAAGAATGAAGACAACAATATAAAAAGTTTAAGAACTGTGTTTACACCTACTTCGGCTAGACGCAACCAAATAACATATTTAGATGTTAGACTCAATAATATTTGCAACTTCAAGTGTAGGATGTGTAGTGAATACTTTAGTAGTAGTATTCAACAAGAAACTGTTGACATATTTGGCAAAAATGCAGTACTAGGTTATGAAAAAATAAGTCTTGATTCGGATAATCGTCAAACTAGACAAAGCAACTTGATAAAATTGCTACCGTATGTCACTGCTGATCTTGAAAAAATATATTTTGCTGGTGGAGAACCATTGATTACAGAAGAACACTATGGTATACTTGATCGATTGATTGAGGTCAATAACTTTGATATAAAAATGTCATACAATACTAATTTAAGTAGACTTAACTATAAAACAAATAATATATTTGACTACTGGAAACAGTTTTCTAATATATCTGTTGGCGCAAGTATTGATGCAAGCGATCAAGTAGCAGAATACATGCGTCACGGAACAGTATGGCAAGATATAATCAATAACATCAATGCTATTAAGATTAATACTCCACATGTTAATCTGTTTATTTCTTCGACAGTAAGTTGGCCTACACTTGAAAATCTAATTGAATTACAAACAGATTGGATACGCACTGGATTGTTTACACGTGATCAGTTGACAATGCATGCTCTGGTTGAACCTGGTTATCTAAGTCTAACAACCTTACCAGATTCCTACAAACAATCTATGACCATAAAAATTAACAAGCATATTGACCACATAGGACAATGTGAACTTGCACAAAGCTGGGAAGAACTGCGAAATTTTATGAATGCAACTAACACAAAGTACGAGTTGGCTGAGTTTACAAAACGTACTCTAACACTCGATAAACATAGAAAAGAATCCTTTGCCAGTGTCTTTCCGCAGTTTACGGATTTATTTTTGGTTGCAAATAGCTCACAAACGTAGTATAATAACACATGATTCAAATTAAAGACCTTACGGTTAAAAACTTCATGAGTGTAGGTAATGCTACACAAGCAATTAACTTTGATCGACAAGACCTCACGCTGGTACTTGGTGAGAACATTGACTTAGGTGGTGATGGTTCGCGTAACGGAACTGGTAAGACCACAATCATTAATGCACTAAGTTATGCACTCTATGGCGAAGCACTTACAAACATACGTCGTGACAACCTCATAAACAAAACTAATTCAAAAGGCATGATGGTTAGTTTAGATTTTTGTGTTGGTGAACAATGCTATCGTATTGAACGTGGACGCAAGCCTAATGTGCTAAAGTTTTATATCAATGACAGTGAACAAGAAGCAGATGATTATGCACAAGGTGATAGTAGAGAAACACAAGGTGCTATACTAAAACTGTTGAGCATGAGTCATACTATGTTCAAACACTTGGTAGCATTGAACACATATACCGAACCGTTTTTGAGTCTTAAACAAAACGATCAAAGAGAGATAATCGAGCAACTGCTGGGTATCACACAACTCAGTGAACGTGCTGACAAGATCAAAGAACTTAGCAAACGCACACGTGATGATATTAAGCAAGAAGAAATGACAATCAAAGCGTTGCAAACTGCTAACGACAAAATTGGCGAACAAATACAAGCATTAAAACGTCGACAAACACTGTGGATGAACAAGAAAGCAGAAGACGTAAAAAAGTTTGAAACTGCTATTGAAGATCTTGCACATGTTGATATTGATGCGGAATTAGCCTCTCAGGATGACCTCCTAACGTGGACTGAACTTAACAATACACAAACACAATTACAAAAAGACATTGCCGCACTAACTGCACAGGTTGGTAGAGCAGAAAAAGACGTTACTAGAACTAAAAAAGCAGTAGACAGTTTAGAATCAGGCACTTGTGGCAGTTGCGGACAGAGTGTTGATCATATGGAAACACATCAACAACATGTGGCTAAAGCACAGGAGGAATACAATGGGGCAAGTGATTTCCTTAGCGAAATACAGGAAGGAATCTCTGCACTCAAGGCAGATAAAACGGAAGTTCCAGCGAGACCAAGAGTTTTTTATGATAGCGTGTCTGATGCACACAATCATAGATCAACTTTATCCTCACTTGAAACACAGCTACAAAGCAAGCGTGCAGAAGCCGATCCTTACGTTGATCAAATAGTAGAAATGCAGACAACTGCCGCTACTGAAATAAGTTATGACAAACTAAATGACCTAACAAGACTATACGATCATCAAGACTTCTTGTTAAAACTGTTAACAAACAAAGATAGTTTTGTGCGTAAACGTATTATCGATCAAAATCTAAGTTATTTGAATTCAAGACTCACACACTATTTAGATAGGATTGGGTTACCGCACACAGTGATATTTCAAAACGATTTGACTGTTGAAATACAGGAACTTGGCAGAGACCTAGACTTTGACAATCTAAGTAGAGGCGAGAGAAACAGGCTTATTATCAGTATGAGCTGGGCTTTCCGTGATGTATGGGAAAGTCTGTATGGTGCTATTAACTTACTGTTTATTGATGAGATGATTGATTCGGGTATGGACACATCAGGAGTTGAAGCCGCACTTGCACTACTTAAGAAGATGGCAAGAGAACGTAGCAAAAGCATTTGGCTTGTATCACACAAAGACGAACTTGCAGGCCGAGTAAATAACTTGCTTAAAGTTGTAAAAGAAAATGGCTTCACTAGTTATAGTACGGATATAGACATAGCATGAATGTAGGCAAACAATTTGCATTCCTATATGGAGCAAACGAATCGCACGATCTTATTGAGATAAGAGATATTGCATATAATCTATATCAAGGATCACGTAGTGTACGTAATCAAACAGTAATTAAATTTTTAAACACACTTCACGATTCAAATCACAATGACAAATGGAATATGCAAAAAATTTTTGTAAACGAATTTGCATCTTGGATTGGTACAGATATGTCTGCGTATGACGTAGATTACAGTGCAGGAACTACACAAAGTTTTGATAGCTTTTACCTACGACATAGGAACAAAAAGTTTCGTTGTTACACTGGTGAATATTTTTATCACTTGAAAACTTGGACAAGCAATGATATATTATGGAGTTTTGTAACTGATATTGACCAACTTCAATCTGGCGACGCACTAGTACTAAGTTTTCCTTTTTGTGATACAGGAAATTTTTATGATATTGATAAAATTTTGAACATATGCGAAAGTTTAGACATACCAGTTTTGATAGACATGGCATACTATCCTCTAACTGATGCACCGACTTTTAGGTTCTTTCACACATGCATCGATACTATCGCATTCAGCCTTAGCAAGATTTTTCCAATAGCCAACTATCGCATTGGCGTAAGATACACTAAGAAAGATATATACGACGGTCAGAAACTGCATGATGATATTAATTACAATAATTTTGCAAGTTGTTACTTAGGGTATGAGCTTATAAAAAAGTACAATGTAAATTATATTGCTTCAACGTACAGGCAAAAACAATCACAGGTAAGTAAAGTTTTTGATATCATACCTAGTGATAGTGTAATTTTTGCTTTAGGCAACAAAGACTGGAATACGTACAGTAGAAGAACACTATTAGATGCTTACAAACTACAGTTTGCACCAGAAAATTTTGAAAACAGAATTTGTCTAAACACAGTTTATGAAAATTGGAGACTGTTCAATGAACTTGAAGTTACACTTTAAAAACATCAGGCACAATCCTTGTTGTAAGATTCTAGTAAACAACCTAGAACTTTATAGCGGACAAGTAAAACCTTATTATGACTTTGATATTGATGTTAATAATACAGTAAGTCTAGAAATAGTACACTTTAATAAAAAGCCAGAAGATACCATAATAGATAATGATGGCAAGATTATAGATGATCGTAGTTTTGAACTAGAAAAAATCTATGCTGAGCAACATGACTTTAAGGAACTAATTTGGAAAAGTAATTTTACTGACACCGCAGGTAAGATATACAATAGCTGTTTATTTTTTGGACCAAATGGAAGTTTTACAATTAAATTTACAATACCAGTCCTAAGATGGATATTACAAAATTCAGAGCATATAGAAGACTGGGAAGAAGATTATCCTTATTACGAAAAAGCATTTACTATACTAGAAAGCATCAATGACTAACATAGAACTTATAAAAGAAATAAGTTGGGTATTAAGCCTTGCTAGTGCAAAAAATAAACTAGACGTGCCAGGCGAGTATGTTTGGGCATACCCTAAGAATGAAAACTTCAGTGAATTGCAAGCACGCAGCCGAAGTATTTTTAGCAGTGGAAATGCAATCAAAGATCCTACGGTAATTGAATATGTTCAAACATGCGATATCAATAAGTATCTACTTGATCCGTGGATAGTAAATGCGTTTGAAGGAAATTTTGTTTCTTGGTTAACTGCGAATACTAAACATAACTTACAGAATATTGAGCTCTACAAATACGTAGCCTTCAGTGCCGGTACTCAAGAAAGTTTTGCAAACTTTTATCTTAAAAATCGCAATAAGAGATTTAGAGTATTACGCGGTGAATACTGGTGGCATATGGATGTTTGGTCTGCACTTGGAATCAACTGGGCATATATTGAAGATGATGATATTAAAACAAATGATATAACTATTTGTAGTATTCCTTTTGCTCTTACTGGTAAAAAACACAAACATCTTGATAATATACTTGAACAGTCTCTTAAACACAATTGTGACGTTATGCTTGATTTTATCTATCTGCCAAATTGTAATCGCCCAATAGAAATAGACTTAGCACACGATGCAATCAGCGAAATAACTTTCAGTTTCAGTAAAACATTTCCAGTGCAGTGTGCAAAAATTGCAGTTCGCCTAACAAAACACAAACCGAATGACCCAATGCAAATAAGCAATGACGAAAATATTTGTAACAGACTAAGTGCAGGTTTAGCATATGATATTATACAAAAATTTCCTGTAGATTACATGCCAAGAAAATATCACAACAAACAAAAATTTTGGTGTAAGAAATTAGGTTTGGATACTTCACCGGTTGTACACTTTGCCACAGGCGAAGATTATATAAAAGGACAACCAGCATGGTTTAGTAAATTTAATAACCAACAAGGAAGATATAATCTTGGAATGCTTTTTGAAAATGACAAGTTATTAAAAAGTCTTGGATACCTATCATGACCTGGACATATAAAAACAAAACAATTACAGATATCCCCGAGGGCATTATTGGGTTTGTATACTTGATTACTAACATTACAAACAACAGAAAGTACATTGGTAAGAAACTTACTCAGTTTAAACGCAGTAAAAAGCCACTAAAAGGCAGAACAAACAAACGTAGGTATACAGTCGAAAGCGATTGGAAAGACTATTACGGAAGCAGTGATGAACTGACTGCGGATGTGGAACTATTAGGAAAAGACAAGTTTAAACGTGAAATAATGTTTTGGTGTAGCAGTAAAAGTGAACTCAGTTACATTGAAGCAAGAGAACAATTCACACACAAAGTACTAGAATCAAAACAATGGTATAACGGGCACATACGGGTCCGTGTACACCAAAAAGGCATATTGAAAGACTAAATTAACTACCCATATATTAACGTCATAAACACAATGACACAGGCACTACTAGAGCAATGCTCAGAGCAACTTTTTAAATTTCCCAAGCTAATATGACATCGTTTGATCGAGGTTCCTCGATCCACCTTGAAGTCTGCCAACGCAAGTTGTAGCCGACAGAACTGGTGCGTCAAAGGATAAGGCTAACTTAAGGCTAGAATGACATGGGCTCTGTGAAACAGATACAACCCATACGTTTGTATACTTTGTTTGAAGGGGTATACCAAACGCTCCGTTGTGAGACAAGGCTAGAGTAAGGGGTACAGCACAACCGCCCCTGATACAGTAATGTAAATCTCTTTATTCAAATGACTGGATAACTCAGATGATGACATCTTTTCAGTTCACTTGCCCGTAGTAGGGCAAGTATGACTAAACTATCTAGATGATAACTGATTACTTCGTTACACTCGTAATAAAATATTGCTGAAGCAAAGCGAAGCAATAGATGTCTTTAGACATCTAATTAAATAAACATATGGGATTGATAAAGTTTAAACACAATAATAGAACTATTGCAATAGTGCGTAATCATAAATGTAGTACTACGACTATGTTGAGTTATGTAGCACAAGCATTATGGAATGCTGATCCTAAAGAAGAACAGTTCTATCAAAACTTTCAAAACGAAGCACCTGGTGTTTACAACAAGGCTAGATCATTTGAGCAGTTCGAGTCAGAGCTACTAGCCGCAGACATACGCATAGCATTGTGGCGTGATCCTGTTGATAAGTTTGTGAGTGGTTTCTATCATACCATGACCAATCCGGCAAATAAAAATTTATGGATTAAGTCTCCTAGTCTAACCAACTTTCTCAAAGACATCGAAGTGTATAGGCAAAATCCAAACGTAGCAGATCACTGCGAAACAAACACTGCACGTCTTGGTCCTGACAGATCCATCTACACACACATCTACAACTACAAACACGTGCATAAGATAGCAGGAATACTCGGTGTGCCTTCATTGGACACACATCATCGCCGTGACAGTACTATGCGAGCAGGGCCTACTGAACTGCAACGACTGCGTATACGTCAGGTTATGTTAGAAGATTATGCTAATGGCTGGTGCGAGTCTGGATAGTCTCTGTATAGAAAGTGTTGAATAGTTTCAACATCAACCCACTGATTGAAGCCTACGTGTTCTGTTTCAATATCATCTACGTTTGCTACAACATGACTCATAGCGTCATCTAGTGCTTGCATTGATTCAAACTCCATGTCAATTCTAAACTCTGGCAAGTCCATTGAACGGAATCCTAGTTTCATTCTTGTGATTCTATACGCATGCATCTGTGGTAATTTATCTAGGAAAAGCTTCATGTTAGCCACAAATGTTCGTGCATCTATACCTTCTTTTACATCGGCGTAAACTGTATAAACGTTCATTAAAATCTTCCTCCTAGTATTTCAAATCCGTCGATCTTTGTTTTGTAATCGTCTGCTTGTCCAAGATACAGATAATCAAAACCGCGTTTTTTATATATTGCACACTCGTTTTTCAAACTGCGTATGCCTAACCGCATTCCTGGGTTTGCATAGTCCCAAGCAAATTGAACTGCTTCAACGTTCTTGTTATTATAACATCTAAGTAGACTGAATGCAACCATTTTATTTTCTTTATCATAGTAAGCATATACATCATTCTTGTCGTCGTAGTATTCTTCAGCAAAAATTGGCATTACACTTTTAAATTTTTTATGTTTGCAGTATGCATCGTAGATTGCTTCTAGTGGTTTTTGGAACGGTGATTTCAGTTTTTTGCAGTTGTCCATCAGCGAATAGTCAGTTTCGCTTAGATTAATTCTTGCGTATATCATTTTCTTGGGTCTTTTCTGTGAGCAAATACTTCTTGTAGGTATTCTTCATCCCATCCATCATAGTATCCTCTGTGTGCTAACATTTTTGCATGGTCCTGAAGTTTTGTTTTATCTTGTATGAGTACAAGTGCATATTTACCCATGTTAAAGCACACACCATTTTGTTCTTCAACTGTGTCTGGGTGATCGCCTAGTGCTAGTAAGTTACGTTTGGTAAATCCTTTTGAAGTGTTTATAACATCAACAACAAAATTAAAATATGCATCATCATATTGCTTGGGAGGATAAGCATATATGACCACATCATTTTTGCCTAAATATTTTTTCTTAGCAAACAGAAACAAATCACGTTCAAGATCGTCACCAAGTCTAACATCATATTTGTTGCGTAGTCTTGCCTGTCGAGCAAAAGGACAAGGCGGAAAGTTGCCTAGTGCAGGGTGCGGAACCTCAACAAAGTTAACCAACCACTGTTCAATGTCTGCTTTTACTTGATCTATTACCAAAACGGTTGTCCAGTTTTTTTAGCAGTTTCGAGATTCTCTTTGATAAGATTGTTTACGTAATTGCGTTCAGGCCCGCTCATGTTGACAATCTCGCTATAGGTCAAACCACCTCGCATGAACCAGACCATTTTGAGCATGTCTTCTTTTAGGCCCTTAACTTCTTTGTCCATGTCTGAGATTATTTTTTCAATTTCTTCAGGTCCGGACGTTAAGAGCCTTATCCGAAAAAATTTGCAACATTCATTGTAAACGGAGTTTCGTATTCATGTTTGCAATCATTACAAGTAATGTTCATTGGTTTAATTTCACTTGCTTCTTTTATAGTTTCAATTTTCTTACGAATTTTTTCAAACGTTGCAGTATCACAGTTTTGTATATATTCTTCTATGTGGTTTTTGTCAACTACAATTTGGTCGCCACTTTTAACCATGCTTATGCTATCAGCAATTGCAGTAAGAGTCAAAAAACTGATGTTTTCAAATGCTTTTTGTAAAAGTTTCAGTTTCTCATCTTCAGGCATTTCTGTTGCTGGAAGTGTTTCCATCATCTTCTGATCTTCAAACTGTGCAGTATTATTTTCGTTTTGTTCTTTGTATGAAAGTGGTTTGAAATGAATCTCTACATCGCCTAGTACTACCGGCTTAGAATAATCTGCAAATTTTATACCATCCATTACTTGCCTTAGATCAATAGCAAATTCGTTTTCTTCTTCACATTGTGGACATTTGCTTAAAAACTCCATGTCATGACCGTAACTTGCAATTCTAATAGCGATCAGTATGGTGTCAAGATCAGCAGTGCTTATTTTCCATGCATCTTTGAATGCTGGTACACAACTCTTTATTACGTTAGCTACTGCTGCCCCGTTAAACAATGCATCAGCAGTTCTATATGCAATTTCATCAAGTGCAGTCATTGGATATACTGGTAATTCTCTATTGTGTGGGAATTCTATCACTGACTCGTCGTAAAAAGCTCCGTCGCTTGGCAATTTTATATAGATACTAGGTTGTCTAAAGTGTTTAGCCAAAGGATTTGGAGTGATGTTTTCTGTCATGTTTTTTCCTACCATAAATATAGTTGTATATTACTTATACGGCTCAAAAACAGGTGAAAATTAAGTATGGCCGAAGATCAAGAACAAACCAGACTACTGCAACAGATGCTAGAAGCCTTACAAAGATCTAGCGGCAATACAAATGCCAAGGAAGTCAAAGAAGCCAAAAAGAATCTTGCTGATTACAATCTAGCAGTAACTCGTGGTACCAGGGCAGAAGAAGATAAAACAAATGTCATGGGCAAATCTGCCGCAATGCTTAACAAGGCTACCGTGGGTACATCCAAGTTTGTTGCAGCCACTGCGGCGGCTGCAGGTGCAATACGTGAAAACAGAGAAGACTTTAACAGTCTTAATCCTGCTATCCAGTTAGTCGGCAACGGTATGCAAATGGCTAGTAAAACAGTCGGAGCACTTGGTGATGCGGCTGGTGATGCACTAAAAGGAATTCCTCTTCTTGGTGGAGTCATTGGTGGAGCAGTAAGTGCGGCCTCAAAGTTAACTGCAGCCTTAGGGCAAGCGGCTGGTGAGATTGTTAAAACAATTGGTCCGATGCTTACTGCAGAACTGCAAAGAGCTTCAGTTGCATACAGAAATGCAGGTAGTGTTGCGGCTCTTGGCGCAGACGGGCTTACTGGCTTAGCAAATCAGGCAATTGATGCAGGGTTAAGTTTTACAACTTTTAGCAATGTTGTAAAACAAAATGCAGAAACAATGGCATTTGCTACACGTAATAGCGCCGACTCAGCAAAAGTTTTAGCAGATACAAGTAAAGCAATGCAACCATTTAGACGTGGTATGCTGGCTTTAGGTATAAGTGTTGAACAACAAAATGAACTGACTGCTGGCTACATTGGATTACAACAAAGATTAGGCAGAGATGAGTCAAGAAATAGTCGAGCATTAGCACAAGGTTCTCGCAACTACATACAGAATTTAACAGAACTATCCAAGCTCACAGGTAAGAGTGTATCAGAACAACAAAAAGAACTTGACGCACAATCAAGACATGTTAGACAGGCAGCCACACAACGTGAAGTAGAGAGAAGACTTGGTGGAGAGGCTGGTAAAAAAGCCTCTGAAGCTATTTCAGGAGTTGCAACAGTCTTAAAGTCAGCGGCTCCGGTGTTAGCTGGCGGATTCCAAGATGCACTAGGTGGTAACTTTAAAACTGACGCGGCTAAAAACTTTTATAGAGCAACCGGTGAAGCTGGTAAGGACATTATTAACCAGTTGAAAGCAGGTACAATAACACGTGAGAAAGCTCTTGCAGGCATACAAGACGCTGCTGCAAACAGATACCAGTCATTGGGCGGTGATAAGTTTGCTATGGCTGCTGGTAATACCGGCACTGCACTGGACGCAGTAATGATGGATTTACAGAGCTTGACTTTTGGCGCAAAGTTTGGTGATCAGATTGGCAAAATAGAAACTGCTACTAAAAAGAATATGAAAACCACAGACGCAACCACAAACGCAATGATTGATGCACAAGAATCAATGATACGTTCAGCAAAAGCTCTTGATGAACTAGCACTACAGACGTCGTTACCATTGGCAGCCACTGCTATTCAAAAATTCACTGACTATTCTGTTACGGCATCTAAAAAAATGTTAGCATATGCAGATGCATTTGCTAAAGGCGGAGTAGGGGCAGTTACTGAAAAACTAAAAGAAGATACAATAAACAAGTCTGTTGGCGATGCAGGTAGTGCTCTAGATAAACAAGATGCAACTAACTTTAATGCTGGCGGAATGTTAATGAAAGCAGACATCACAGTTGCAAAAGGTATCGAAGGGCTAGTAGGATTTTTTAGTGAAGGTGCAAAAGATTTTCTCAAAGAAATGAGAGTAGAAAACCAAACTAACTATCTAGAAAACCAAGGTATAAAAGTAAAACGTGATGACTATGCCGCATCACTTGCCGGACCAAAGTCTAATATGCAAAAGTCTGATATCAATCAATCTAGTGTTATAGATGCTACAACTGCTAGAAAACAAATAGACGATGAATACAATAAACTTCAAACTACTCCGATTGCTGGTAATGATAATAGTAACGTGGTTAGTGAGCAACAAATGACTAACAAGTTGCTAAAACGTTTAGTGCAACAGAATCAATAATTAATACAACCCACACGGCAGGTGATAAATACTCCATAACAAAGAGTACACTGGAACACATATGTCTTGGAAAAAATACTTTAAAGCAGTTGACAACTATGGTGGTCAACTAAGTCCAATAAGTGGACAAAATAGTAGAGGACCTAGTTACGGTAGCGGCGGGTCAGGCGGACAGTTTGGTTTTAAAAACTACCAAAGTCATTTACCAGAAGTATATTCTGGACATCCAAATAGAATTGAGCGATATAACCAATATGAAAATATGGACAATGACAGCGAAATTAATGCTTGTCTTGATATAATTGCTGAATTTGCAACTCAAACTAACGATAGTAATAAAACACCTTTTGAAGTTTCATATACAGATACTCCCACAAACAATGAAATAGAAATTATCCGCACACAACTTCAACAATGGACTAAACTTAACAAACTTAGTCAACGAATGTTTCGTATTTTCCGTAATACAATAAAATACGGCGATCAGGTGTTTGTGCGTGATCCAGAAACATTTGAATTATACTGGGTTGACATGACCAAAGTAGTGCGTGTAATTGTAAACGAAAACGAAGGCAAACGTCCTGAACAATATGTAATACGTGATATCAATCCAAACTTTCAAAATTTAAGCATAGCACCGAAGCAAACCACAGACTATGGTACTGGAACTAATTCAGGACAAATTATTGGAACTGGTGGCAGCAATATGGGCGGTTCTAATTATACCATACCAAACGCACCTAGTGGACAGAGTAGATTTGAACACACAGTAAACGAAACTGTAATTGATGCAAAAAATGTTGTGCATTTGGCACTTAGCGAAGGTTTAGATTTCTTCTGGCCCTTTAGTCAAAGCATATTAGAAATGATATTCAAGGTATTCAAGCAGAAGGAATTGCTCGAAGATGCTATACTAATATACAGAGTACAACGTGCTCCAGAGCGTAGAGTGTTCTACATTGATGTTGGAAACATGCCATCACATCTTGCTATGCAGTTTGTTGAGCGTGTTAAAAATGAAGTACATCAAAGGCGTATACCTAGTGCAAGTGGCGGACAACAACAAACCACAATGGATACAACATACAATCCTCTGTCAATTAACGAAGATTACTTTTTCCCTCAAACAGCAGAAGGTAGAGGATCAAAAGTTGAAACACTACCAGGCGGAGAGAACTTAGGACAGATTGACGATTTAAAATACTTTAACAACAAGATGTGTAGAGGACTTCGTGTGCCAAGTTCATACTTGCCTACTGGTCCAGATGATTCTGATCGACCAATGAACGACGGACGTGTTGGTACTGCACTTATACAAGAATATAGGTTTAATCAGTATTGTGAAAGATTACAAAAGCAGATTATTGAAAAACTTGATGATGAGTTCAAAATGTTCATGCGTTGGAGAGGCTTTAACATTGACAGTGGATTGTTTAATATTACATTTGCACCGCCACAAAACTTTGCAAGTTATAGACAAGCAGAACTAGATACAACAAGAATACAAGCCTTTAGTGCATTAGAGCAATTGCCTTATATGAGTAAACGTTTTATTATGAAACGTTATCTGGGTTTAACAGATGATGAATTGCAAGAAAATACAGAACAATGGGAACAAGAAACTGGACAACCAGTTGAAACAGAACCAACTGGCAGTGATTTACGTACAGTCGGTATAAGTCCTGCAGACTTCGAAGGTGATGTAAGTATGGGTGATGCAGTTGCTGGCGAAGAAGCAATGGATCCGGCACTCGGCGGTGAACAAATTGACGTTAATATTGATGCAGCAGCACCAGCTGCTCCAGAAGCGCCTCCTGTATAAATACTATTATGAAACTATTTGAATTTTATGACGCACCTGCTGAAGGTTATCAAGATCAAGAAGCTGACAACAGTGTTCCTGAGCTTGGAGAGCTACGCAAGACAAAACTTACACTAAAGCAAATATCCAAATTGCGTAAGATGTATGACATGCGTAACTATGAAAAAACTGAAGAACTTAAAAAGATACAAGCACAATTTGCACCTCCACCTGCTCCGATGTAGGCTATTGTAGAAAATTATTCATTTTCTACCACTTTTACCCCTATAAACTACTAGTTTTTTAATTTTCTTGTAAGTACTATACTGAGACATACTTAGAAGGAATATTTTTATGAACAAATTTGAGCAATTAATTGAATTCGTTATCAATGATGACGAAAAGAATGCAAAGGCGCTTTTCCACGATATAGTGGTTGAGAAGTCAAGAGACATATATGAAGAGATTATGTCCGAAGAAG